TGCATCTTACCTAATCTTACTTAAAGTGGTCGACCAGTTGGTAAGTTGATGAATTATGGGCATAAAAAAAGGTAAGACTGAAATTATCAATCTTACCTAAAATTTGTTCACGTTTTAATCAGAGAAGTGATGATGCCACGTAGAGCTTTCGTTCGAATCCTCCTTTGAAGTTTTCATTGTTCGGCACGATAACTTTCATATCGCGTTCTTCAGCCGCCGCCAGCATATCCCGATCTTTCCTGCTGCATACGACTCGCAATTCTCGCTTTCCTTCGCCGCCGCCCTTTCCTTTATATCGATAGGCCACGATCTCAACGTTGGACGGGATGATGCAGGCCCACACGTCACACTTAAACGAGCTTGCGATATTGAAGTGCATCGCCTCCACCCAAGAGCGAGCCAGGTAAATTGGCCCGTTACCGCCTTCGCTCTGATTGGTTACGATCACCGATCCGAAAGTCAGGTCGCCAGCTAACATCTTCTCCCTACCCTCCTCATCAATGAATAAGATGTTGCAGTATTCATCGTCCGGCCCGTCTTCATGCACCAGTTGCATCGGGAGTGCATGAAATAGCTCTTGCCTGCCGTTCTCGTGGGTTTTTACACCAACGCGGTACGATTCAACGAACTCATTTTCAATGCCCTCATAGAGCGTTACAGGCGTGCTATCGACGGCTTCTGTTCTGTTCATTATTGCCACGACGCGATCGTGATCCGTCATCTTGCCGTAGTCGTACCCGTTATCGCGAGTAACCTGCTTGTTGCGCTTAACTACGTACTCTTGCGGAACTTTGCCCAGGTATCGCCCAAGAATGTTGATGCACTCGCTATACGGCTCTCCGCTCAACTTCATTAACCATCCGATACCCTTATCGGCACCGCAGCCGCTGCAATATGCCCCGCCGTCGCCGCGATTCTCTAATTTGTCAGTCCAGCGGAAGCGATCCTTACCGCCGCAGTTAGGGCAGTCCTGGTGTTTGCCGTTGAAATAGCGGGAGTGGATGCCGCAAATATTTTGTAGCGCCTCTCGCCACATCCCCGGCATGTATGGCAAAACCTCTTTTTCGTCGTAAAAATCCACGTCATAACCTCCAAATAAAAAACGCCCACGCGAGAATCATAACCCGGTAGGCGTTTAGTAGTTAGTCAAATTGTGCTATCGGACTACTCGAAGCATTTCGCGGCGGTCGCAGCGGCGCGTAATCGGCTTGCCGTTGCTGTCGAATCTGAGATCCGGGCGGCAAAATGAAGCCCTGAAGCCTTTGCAGTCATTGCGGCGGTAACTCTTATGCACCAGGTAAGCACCATCGGCTGAAATCATGCCGCGCTTAATCCACTGCTGAACAACCTGGATGCTAACGCCCAACTCCTTTGCTGTTTTGGCGATGCCGCCGTATGCCTCGATCACCAATTCCATCCGGGTAGTCAGGCCCGCCCTTACTTCATCCTTCAGGACGTAATAGCCTGTCGGCTTCTTGCGGGGCTTCTTATCTTTCCCGCGTGACGTCCCGTTATTGCCGTTCAAAGTTCGCTTGTCTACCTTTGCCATTTGTTCCATAATTTAACCTCACAGCACTTTTTGTTAAACACGATAAAATTTGCTCTGTATTATACACGCAACCATGCGAATGACAAATCAGGATTAACCATGCTGACAATTGAACAACAAATTGAAGCCTACGCAGACAAGATCCCATCTATTCAAAAGCGGTTCACGGTCGGAAATATCGTTCCGTACCCTTACCAGGCTGTCGCGTACATCGAGACGGCGAAGAGGATCGCGAACTATGAGCATCCGTTCTACATTAAGGCGTCCGTATCCGCAGGCAAGACAATCATGATCGCCATGCTCGCGGCGCAGTGCAAAACAATGAACTTGCCTATGATGGTTCTCGCCAGGCAGGCCGAGATCGTGAAGCAGGATTCCGAAGAAATCAGCAACCTTGACGTGCCAAACTCCGTTTATTGCGCCGGGTTAGGCACAAAGGCGGCTTACTTCCCGATCGTCGTCGGCTCCGAAGGGACGGTGGTTAATGGCCTGTTTAAGATGCTGGGCGATTACGTGCCTTCAGTCTTGGCAATCGACGAATGCCATCAGGTTGACTGGCAAGACCTCGCAGAAGCGATCGCGAACGATGAATCCTTCGAGTACATGAGCCGCGCAAAGGATAAGCCGTATCGCGTGAATGGTGAGATCGTCGATGCCGATTACCCGTACAACGAAAAGTTCGAAACGGTTGAATTTGGCGGCGGGCGCACTCAATACACCATCGTAATCATCGAGTTAATGCGCCGTTGCCTTCAGAAGACGTGGCGAGAACTTCGCATCGTTGGCTACACTGGTTCGGAGTTTCGCGGCGTCATTCCGATCTTACAGGAAGACAAGAGCCAGCCGGGTTTCTGGCGCGAGCAGATCACGGACATTAACACAAACTACCTTGTCGAATTCGGTTCGGTGGTTCCGACAATATTTGGTGACACTGAGGCCGACGGCCTGGGCTATGACCTGTCAGAGTTTCACGGCTCCAGTCAGGACGGAACGCAGGATTTTAGCGCTGAAGACTTGCGCAAGATGGAGAAGAAAATCCACGATTCCGGCGAAATGACTAAGCTGATTATGCAGAAGGTGGTCGAGCGTGCGCAGACGCGAAACGGCGTGCTTATCACTTGCGCGGGCCAGCGCCACTGTAAGGAGGCGGCGAGCTACTTACCGCCGGACGCCACATACGCGATCATCACAGAGAAGACGAACTCGAAGAAACGCGGTGAAATTCTGGACAAGGCGAACCGGGGCGAGATTAAGTACATCTTCCAGGTGATGGCACTAACGACTGGCGTTAACGTTCCGTTTTGGGATTTTTCTGTAATCCTTCGCAAGATCGGTTCTCTTACGTTGCTGATTCAGCTTTTGGGGCGAGGAATGAGATTGCTCAAAGACTGGCAGAAGGAAGCGCCCTATTCGTGGGTGAAAGAAGATCATCTTGTCTGGGATTTTGCCGGAACAATGGATGACCTGGGCCAGTTGTATTTCGATCCGATTCTTGAGCAGGCGCAGTATCAGAAGCGCAAGAGCAGCAAGAATGGCCCGAAAATTTGCCCTGTATGCAAGGGAGAAAATAGCGAGTATGCCCGCCGCTGCATCCACAAGGATAGTAACGGCAATCGGTGCGAGTATTTTTGGACGTCCCAGCGCTGCGAAGACCAAAAGGATCCGAGAACGGGGAAAATCAAGGTCAAGGGATGCTGCGCTGAAAACGACATTGTGGCGCGCCAGTGCAGATGTTGTGGCGTGCAGTTAAAGGATCCTAACGACAACCTCACCTGGAAGCATTACACGCAAAATGACTGGTATCAGGTTGTAGGCTTTGATTTGGGATTGACACGAAACCAAAGCGGGATCATCTTTAATTACGTGTTGCTCAACCATGACGGCGAGCGGTTCACGGCCAGGGAAAAATTCTTCCCTGAGTCAGAAAGCGCGATTTGCGGTAAGTTGTGGCGACAAAAGGCAGTCTTCCAGCATGTTGATGATGCTGTAATGCGTGGCAAGTTGGGCGGTATGAAAAACGCCCGCAAGATCCTGGAGTATGCGGAATACTTCCGCGCGCCGAAGCGCGTAACGCATCGCATCAACGGCAAGAAGGAGGACATTATTTCCCGCAAAGACTTTGGAGGCGAGGAGTGATTACAGACAAAGGGGATTACCTCGAATATTACGGCGGGCCTGTAAAGGCTTGCCCGCTTGAAAAAATCGACCAGATGAACAGCGTTTCGTGGCTGCGTTACGAATACCCCGATTATCTGTTCTGGCATACGGTCAACGAGGGCAGCAAGCACAAGGCGAGCGCCGTTGCAGATCATCAAATGGGATTGCTTAAAGGCGTAAGCGATATCCTTGTGCTGATTGGGCTGGGCGGCAAATACCCGTTCGCCGCCATTGAGCTAAAGCGCCAGGGTAAATCCCAGGCGTCGCCAGTGAGCAAGGAGCAACGGGAATTCCTCGCAGCCGTCCGAAGCCGTGGCGGGTTCGCTGCCGTGGCCTATGGATTCGAGCAGTTTAAGATCGCTTTCTGCGATGCCATAAAATAGCACTTTTTGTTAAAACTTCCCGGCGAAAGTCGGGTAGTATTACTGCATAGAAACGAAGAACGGAGTATTGAAAGATGAAAAAGATGCTTGCTTTAATTGTTCTGTCTCTTGGTCTTATTGGTTGCAGCGAAAAACCAAAAACATATATTTGCGGTAACGAAGCATTTGAGGTTACGAGCGATTATATTAAGGTAGTTAGCGGCAAGAGCGCTGGCGTTTTAATTGATGGCATTGGTGAAAACCAGTATAAGATGTTTACGCCACTTGGAACGGCTTTTTACACTGTTAACAAAAACACCATTGATATTAAAGTTAGCGTTTATCAGAACACTCTAACTTGCGAGGTTAAGTAATAATGGCAAAAGACACCCAAGACAAAGACACTCACGACGCGTTCACGACGTTTGAACAGCTTGAACGTGAAACGTTCATAGGCAACGCGCTTGCCACTGGCGGACACTATCAAGCCGTCAAGCCTGATAAATTCTACCAGGTAACGGGCAACCGATACGCCGGGAGCAAGACGCCGGATATCGTCCGCGACAAGTGGTCAACCGATCGCAGCCTTATTGCTTACATGGAGGAGCGTTACGGGCCATACGACCTGGACGCCGCCGCCGAAGAAAGCAACACCGTCTGCCAGAAGTTTTACGACGAAAAGACCGATTGTCTCAAGCGCTGGTGGGGGAAAAATAAGCACGTATGGCTTAACCCGCCTTACTCGTTCCCGGATCCCTTCGTGCTGAAAGCCATTGAGCAGATGGAGCATGACAACCAGATCGATATTTTGCTTCCCGGCGACAACTCTACGGCGTGGTTCCGCGACGCACAGAAGGCAGCGGCTGAGATCATTTGGATTGTCGCAGACGTCACGGAGGATGAAGACGGAACGCAACTAAGCCGATCCTGTCGCCTGGCCTTCATTAACGGCCTAAGCGGGAAACCAGTCGACAACAACAACAAGGGCAGCGTGATTTTCATCATGCGCAAACTCAAGCCGGGCGAGGAGCAAAAAACGTTCTACGTTCCGGTAAGCGAAATCTGCCCGTCATTAACTAAAAAGCGCATGCGCAAACGTGGGATCTGAAAAATGGAACAGCTTGAATCTTTCACCGAATACCTCCACATCGTCGTTACCCTGCTGGACAAGTACGGCTTCATCGGTACGAATGAAGAAAAGATGGCCTTCGCCGATAGCATCGACGGCACTTATCAAGAGTTCATGGATAACGGCACGCCGCTTGCTGACTGGCCCGCGATTCTTGAGCGCGAGTTGCTGGATTTTCGGGCGCGTGAAGGTGCGGAATATTTCGCGAAACAGCACTAATTGCTAAACAATGCCCGCCGCGAGCGGGTATTATTGTTCCATCAACCAATCAGGAGCTAACGCCATGAACACCAAAACCATCTCCGACACCATCAAGATCGCACAAGTTAAGCCGCACATCGTATCGCGCCACCTGATTAACCTTTCTCGCCTGTGCATGGCCGACTACGTGGCGAAGCCTTTAGAGAACGGCCTTGATGGTGAGATCGGCGCGATCTACTTCCGAGCCGCCCACGGCATCGAAGAAATTCACATGTATGAACAGATGGCGGAATGCTTCTGCATTTACGGTGACGAATAATGATTGTCGAATCTGGCCGCGCTGCCGTATGGCAGCATGCCAAGGAGGCTGGCATTAGTGACGATATCGTGATGATCGCAAAGCATTTCGATATCAAGGATATCTCCATTGTGTTCAATGGGAAATTTACCTATCTTCATGAGCGCCCACTGAAGCGCACGCGTATAGCGGTTGCGACGCGGGCGGAGGCCGACGCGCTGAAGATGTTCATTAATGAGTCGAAGCAGACCAAAAAATATTACAAGTAGCGGGAGTGTTGAGAATGCGATATATTGCGATCCTGATTACGGCGGTGGTTCTCACTATCGCAATCTTTAACTACGCAATTCAATTGGGATAAATTATGCAACCTAAAATCACAGACGAAGAATTTTTAGCCGCCCGCGAGGAAGGCAAGACCTACCGCGAGATCGCCGAAGAGTTCGGCATGAACGTTCGCAGTGTGGAGCGTCGCGGCGTTCGACTTGCCCGCCAGGGGCATTTGCACGGTAACAACCACGTAGCGAAGCACATCCCGGACGGGTTCGGGGTCAAAGGCACATCGACCATGATTCGCGCGAACGGTGACGAAGTTGTGCGCTGGGTCAAGTCAGAAGTAGACCGCGACCGCATGATCGCTTTGATGGAGGCGGCGCAAGCATCATTCTGCGAAGACCTCCCGCGAGCCGAACCGCAGCCGAAGGATGAATCGAAGTTTTTCATTGAGGATCAGCTTGCCCTGTATCCGATCTTCGACTTGCACATCGGCGCGATGGCCCACAAGCACGAATGCGGCGAGAACTACGACACCAGCACAGCCGAAAGGGTTCTTAACCGCTTCTTTGACTATTCCGTTTCGGTTGCCCCGCAGTCGAAAAAGGCGGTCTTGCTTGTCGGCGGTGACTTCCTTCACAGTGACGGCCTGGACGCAGTAACCCCGGCAAGTGGTCACGTTCTCGATCAGGATAGCCGTTACGCGAAACTTGTCTATGTGGCTATTCGCTCCTTGCGCCGCGCCGTGTCGCTACTGCTGAGTAATCACGCGGAAGTAGAGGTGCAGGTGATCGAGGGGAACCACGATCAGGCTGGTATGATCTGGTTGCGTGCAGCGCTCGCAGCGTTCTATGAAAATGAGCCGCGCGTATTCGTTGACGTCAGCCCTGCTATTCTGCATCGCACCGTATGGGGCAAAACGATGCTGGGCTACACTCACGGCCACACGATGAAGAAGGCAGAAACGCGCCTCGCCGCAATGGCTACTGACTTCCGCAAGGAGTTCGGGCAATGCGACTACATCTACACGCATTCGGGCCATTGGCATCACCAGACAGTCACGGAGCACTCGTTAGGGATTGACGAAGTACACGGCCAGTTAGGGGCCAAAGACGCTTACGCCGCTCGCGGTGGTTGGCGCTCCTATCGCCAGGCGGCGGTTATTCTGTACAGCAAAGAATATGGCGAAGTAGGCCGTTTTATCTACCGTCCGAACATGTAACCACAACGGCCCCGCGAGGGGCCAACAAGGAAAACCGATGAATAAAAATATCTGCATTTTCGATCTCGATGGCACGCTTTCCGACGGAACCCACCGCTTGCACCTGCTGCCGAAAAAAGATCTCCACCTTACAGAAAGCTGGAGCGAATTTAATGGTGCGGCCATTGGCGACAGCCCAATCCAAAGCACTATTGATGTGGCGAATGCGCTTTATCGTTCCGGAATGACCGTTATCATCCTGACCGGGCGATCCGATGAGGTGAAAACCGACACGATGATTTGGCTTGACCGCTACGGGGTGAAATATGACAGTCTAATCATGCGCCGCGCAAGCGATAACCGTAAAGACACGGTAATCAAGGAGGAGGAGTTACGCAAAATCGGACTTGATCGCATTGTTGCCGCATGGGATGATTCCCCCAACGTTATTGCGCACTTTCGCGGCCTGGGTATTACGACTTACCAGGTCTGCGACTACGGCGACAATCTTCACGATCATTTAAAATCGCACGGAGTAGACAAATGAAAAATGTAATCATTCTCAACGGAGCGCCTGGAATCGGAAAAGACACCATCGCGGAAATCATCGCCCGCAAATGGGAGTATCGGATCCTGAGTTTCAAATCACCGATGTTTGACATTGCGCGCGCCATCCTGGGTGCAACCGACTTTGCCCGCTTCGCCGTCCGTTACCACGACCGCAGCCGGAAAGAAGTCAAGTGCGACTTTTTAGGCGACCGATCGCCGCGTGAATTCCTGATTCACATTAGCGAAAATTTCGTAAAGCCGACGTTAGGCAAAAAGCAGTTCGGCAAGTTGCTTTGCGATTCCGTCGTGAATTCGCCTGTTAGTTGCGTTGTCAGCGACGGCGGATTTGACGAAGAAGTAGAGCACATCGCGGCGCATGATAGCGTAAACGTCTTTGTCGTTCGCCTGCATCGTGACGGCATGACTTTCGAGGGTGATAGCCGCAAGCATATTTGCCGACCGGATCTTATTTGCGACACTTACCATGAACTCGATTTTGATATGACCACTGGCGAGCCGGAAGACGACGCGCAAAAAATCCTTGATATGGTGTCAGATGTTGCATTAAAATTATAAAGTTAATGCCTTTATTATCATCACCTTAACTATTGGGAACCTTGATGGTTCCCTTTTTTTGTTCTTAATTTGGCCTAATGCATATATCATCACCTTACCATTTAACTAACAGAGGTTGCATATCATGCGAGAATTCATCAACGCGGCAACCAATAGCAGCGGCGGTGTTGCCCTTGCGGGATCTGCAACCGGGCAATTAATCATCGCTGCCATTGGTTTATTTTTCATGATCTTATTTGGTTCAATCGGCACGTGGCTGAAGTGGAAAGACTCAAAAGCCATCCGGGAGGCGATTGATTCTGGCGACATTAAAGAGGCATTGAGGATCAGGAGCAAATAAAATGGGAATGAAAACGCGGCTTACTTTCGCGGCGGCGGTGGCGATCGCGGTCGCGTTCCTCCCCAAAGTGGAGGACACGAAATACAAGGTTTATACGGATATCGCTGGCGTCCCGACAGTATGCGAAGGCATCACAGGCCCGGACGTTATCAAGGGAAAAACCTATACCCGGTCAGAGTGCGACGCGCTTTTAACCAAGCATATCCAGGTGGCGAAGCGAACCGTTGACAGCAAAATCAAAGTCGATGTTCCGGACACCTTCAGGGCTTCGATGTACAGCTTTACGTTCAACGCTGGCGGCGGCGCATATTCTGGCAGCACCATGCTGAAATTAACGAACCAGGGCCGATTGCGCGAGGCGTGCGAGCAGCTATATCGCTGGACGTACTACCGCAACCCGAAAACGGGAAAGATGGAGAAGTCAAAAGGCTTGTATAATCGCCGGGTTCAGGAATATCAACTATGCATTAAGGATCTGAAATGAGCACATTAAACTTTCAACGAGCGCTGGCCATCGGCTTTATCGTGTGGGCGGCTGCCGTTGTTTCCGGTTGCGCGTCAAGCGTCCCAATCCTTTCCGATCTGGTTGGCGGCAAGCCGGATATGACGGCGCAAGTCGGCGCGGAGAACGTGAAACAGGCGGTTGGCGTGACCAACAAAACGGACACCTCAAGCAAGCAGGAGACCACGTTCAAAGAGTCGGCGGTAGGGAAGGTTGACACGTCGAACAAGAAATCGGTGACGACCTCCAGCATTCACGCCAACCAGATTACGGCGGACAAGATCGAGATCCGGAATGATGAAAGCGGAAGCCTGATTCCGTGGCTGATTGGTGGTGTTGCGGTAGTTATGCTTTATGCTGGCGAACGGATTTTTTCGTCTTTGGCAAGAAAGAAAAACAAAGGGGCGTAATGCCCCTTTTTCTATATGTACCGCTTGACGTGCAATAGCGCTACTCCGTCTTCATCGTTAAGCCCATGCTCAACCGTGTTGGTTGCGGCCATTCCTTGATAGAGCAAGATGAGCGCGGCACGCAAGTAATTTTCTGGTGTGATCTGTTTCACGCAAACAAGCCTGTGAACTTCCGTTATCAGATCTTCCACCTGGTTTCCCGAAAAGCTGTTCATCACTGAGTTGGTCAAGGTGCATCATCTCCCACATATATCGGTTATCCATCCCTTCGAACGACCGGAAATCAAAACCTATTTCCCTGTTATCCGGCCCCGTACACCACACAGCGCCGTTTTTTCCGTCAAGGTATCCATTCGTATAGCTTCGCGCTAAAAACTCCTTAGAGACCATTGAGGCGAACATACGTTGCGACACGTTGGCGGCTTTTGCCAGGCGAGGCGCTTCGCGGTGCATATAGACGAACTTCGCAAAATCCTGCCGGGTGAATTCCCGGCGAGATTCGCAGAACTTGTAAATGTCAAGAATGAACATCAATTACCTCATGAACGACGGGTTGATAAAGACTTCGGAATCCATCACGCAGATAAAGCCTAATTCCTCCATCTTCGGCAATAAGCGTTCCTTAATCTTTTTGCTCACCCCGGCCTGGCCTTTGAAGATCTTCAGGTTGCGGCAGGCGTTATAAATGCCCTGGACGGTCATAACACCTTTTGCCTGCTTGCAGCGACTGGCGATAACGTCATACAGCGCTTTAATTTCCGCGCCCTCACCAGCAAAGCCGGAAGAGTCAGCCGACGACAAGTAAGTTTTGCTCAACTCATGGAACATGATGATCGCTTCGTCAATGGTTGCAGTGTCGATCTTCTTCGAGCGCTTCCCGCCGGGTTGCCAGTTCCGGATCGTGTGGATTACCGACGCCAGGCGCATAACCTGCTTATCGAACTTACCCATCGCGCCGCGAAGCATTGTATGCGAATACTTGCCGCCGTCGCCCAACTCTGGTTCTAACTCTTGGCGGGCCTTGTTCAGTCTCCGCATTGCCGCGTCAGTAACCTGCAACTTAATGTTCGACTCGCTCATAATGTCATGAATCAGCCGGAAGTAATCTGCCTTCAGTGACTGGTCGATCGGCTCATAGGTAGAATTCCCGCTTTCGTCGATGAACACGCGTTCACCCAAGCGGGTTTGCTCACGAACCAAAAGGAAGCGTTCAGATACACCGATCCCGCGAGAACCAGCCTGCATGATGGCGTCGATTGTCTCATCCTGGGCAATTACGCAAATGCAACCCAAAGCCACGAATGACATGTTGTTGCTAACGTCGGAGCGAGCGATCGATACGTGGCCTTTATCCCATGCTTTGAGCACCAGTTCGCTGTTCGTCTTCTTGCCGCCATCGTTGCCATACGTGATCCCCAAAAGGCTGTTAACCGCCGTCGCCTCATCCGAGATAACGGCAAAGTTGCCCTGGCGGTTGTTAATCTTCGCCAGGCCTTCCGGGGTGGTATCGGATACCGGGAAAGTTAGATCACATAATTTTTCAAGTTTCTCTTCCAGTTCGTCACGATCTTCGAAAAGTTTCACCATATCAGATTGCGATAACTCCCCTTTAAGCGCCTGCTTGTTGGCGGACAGCTTCGCCATGATTTTCTTACGTTCCTTCTTGCGCGACTCGTTAATGCGCTCGACTTCGGCGACGATCGGATCGATGGCCAGCGAGTTAATGGCAGACTTACCAGCGGAAGGCGGCTGCGACGTGATAACGTAAAGCGTTGTCGGTTGCTCGCTGCCGTGGTACTCGACCCAAAAGCGGCCCATCATCGCTGCGGACACGGTTCCGAGAAAGTGCATGTAAGCGGATGATTCCGGGAACTGAACAGATCGGGCGGCATTTAGCGCCAGCTTGCCGACCACATCGTAATCATTGGCGATCGAGATTGTTGGGTACTTATCCGCGTTTACGTCGATATCTTTGGGCTTTGGCCAGAATGAAACGGAGTCACGATACCCGTTCGCACGAATCGCAACGCGCAGAGGACTGATCCCCTCCCTTTCTGCGATGGCGATAATATCTTGCGGTGATACGCGGTCATTTAAAAACATGCCCTTGCTCCTGATTGGTTAATCGTTCGGCTAATCATATGCCGTATTAAATCCGAGATCCAGTGATAATCTAAACACGCTTGAAAAACGCGCTTGGATTATCGGGGCGCGCGGCCCCGAACCAGTCACAGGTATTTAGCTTCGAAAGTCGTTCCGTCCGATACACTGAAGCCAACTTCCTCGCGGTACAGCGTCCAGCGGCATCCGTCACGGTCGAAGATGTATCCAGCAACCGCGCCGAGCGCGCGACCGCTTTCTACCTGGTAGCGCTTGCCGACGCTGAAGGATTTTTTCATCGGGTTGCTATGGTCAAGGCCGACGCATTTTAGCGTTTTGGTTTTGAGTTCGATGAACGTCGCAACCGCCGCTCCGCCGTCGCCAGCAATAAACAACTCGCCGCTAACGCCTACCGACAAAATAATGCGTTTCTTCTTCAGTTCGATGCTGTCATATACCATCATTGACACGTTGCCTTCATCATCGACGCGGGCGGAATAAAGGTTGTTTTCATGGATGTTAACGGCACGGCTTGACGTGCATTTAATCTTGATTGACTTCGCCATTTATTTTCTTTCTCCCATCTCGATATACAGGTTAACCAGATCCAGAAAGTCAGCTTTATTTCTGCAACTCAATTTAAAGCCAACGTGCGACTCAATTTTATTTTGCATCGCAGCCAGGGTTGCGCCGCCATTATTCATCCTGAGAACTTCGCGGCATACTTCAGCGAGTTTTTTCGATATCATTTCTTCACCACCTTTATTTCCATCCCTTCGCAAGCGGCCTTGATATCATTAATCAGCCGATTAAGCCTTAAATCAGTCATTACATGGTGATGGCGAACATCAATAATCCCGGCAACAACTAACAGCATGACGGCAAAGATAAAACCACCAGGCCCGGACATACACAAAATAGTTAACATCATCAAGATAATAAATTTCATTTCCTTTTACTCCGTTGCGTTTCGATGGTGGTAATGCTACCCGACTTTCGCCGGGTAGTTTTAGCAATTCGTGCTATTCTCGATAATTCGCCTGGAACACGGCGCGGGCAAAACCTCGCGGGGTAATGGAGCGCAGCATTTTAGTCCTTTCTGACCTTCCGCCCAAAAACTTCCAGGCCCAAAAGAAGTCTACTCCATCGACTCCATCCGGAGGGGAAAGTCGTTTCGGCTCTACAAATCCGTTTCCGTGCCAGATGCACGTTTTCTTCGTGTAATTATCGCAATGGGGCATCTTTGGATGCCAAACAGGCTCATTCGGGGAAACATAGCCTCCGAAGTCGCGCGGGTGAAAATAGAAATCCGGCTTGCGCCATAGTGACGACAATTTGCCTACCGGATTTTCAACCATCCAGGGGCAACCATACTCGTTGCCCAGGCGTTCGACCATCTTTGCATCATCTGCGGCGGATAGCACGTCATTATCTTGCCTTGCGTGCTTGATACCGCTATGCGCTAACAGCGTGCATGACGGGAACGCAAAAATGAAGTCGGGATCTGGTATACCAAGAATTAATCGCTTCGCGTCAAAATCCTTGTCAATCCAAATGTTAACATACTGGATATTGGGGTGAACCATTCGAATGCTGTATTCGCCGTGGTCTCCTGAGTCAGCATTGAAACAGTACACCTTGCATCCCTTGATGGCCCACGGCAGGCCCATGATGCCGGAGCCGTCGAACATGCAGTAAATAACCTTGTCTTTCATGCTTTCCACGCCTCAATGAACATGCTGTTAGATTCCAGCGTCAGCGTAACGCCAGCCAGGGAGGACTGAACGAGGCGACCGCCCGGAACCGTCCCGATGATGTAACGGCCCTTCGACTTCGTGATCGTGATCTGAGTGAGGCCGGAGGCGCGGTTCATGCGGAGAACGACGCGGCCATGAGCGTTCAGGACGGCGAGAATGGAATCAGTCTTCGGATGGTTCATTGTGTAGCTCCTTCGTTTTGTGGGTGTGGGGATAGTATGCCACTATCCCGCAATGTTGTTTTAGCAAAACGTGCTATGCCGGAACGCAGGTCGCGTAATCCTGGCTGATGTAGATCGTGCGCTGAACGCGAGGTTCGATATCGCCGAGTTCCTGGATGGTAACATCGTTGCTTCCTACCCGGCACGGAACCGATCCGAAAATAAACTCGCCAGTCTGCTTGTCGTTGATTTGCCATACATTACCGCCTTCCTTTTTGACCACCAGGAAGGGCGCATTGTCTGCACTGAACTCTTCCGGGCCACGACCGTAGTAATGCGTGATCGCAGCTTTGGCCGCAGCGCTGAAGGCATCGGTAACGTCATTGGTTGCCTTGTCGCGGATGGCTTTGATACGCTCTTCAGGCGATCCGATGATGTAGGAAAAGCTGTTTGAAATGGTAACTGTTCGCATTATATTTTAACCTCGTTTTGGTGGATGAAGTCGGCGACGTAATGGCATTCGATCGGGTTCTCGATACCCGCGAGCACCTCGCACGACCCGTTATTCAGTAGCTGGCAATGCTGGCACTCCGCACCGCCAACACTGGCAATGACAATGGCGATCCCGTTGCATGAACCGCCGAACATTCGATGAGGGAAGGAGTAAGCATCGCAGGTGCAAACCACCTCCCCGGCCCGCCGTTTCCTCATACCTGGCCCTTCTCGATGCAGAAAACCCAATCACGAGCGTCAACCGCAAAGCGTGCAACGCCGTCGAGCACCACGAAGACAGTAAACCCGTTGACGCCGCGCTCCTTCTCGATATCGGTTACGGTACGGAACAGATCGCTTGCGCCATATTGAATTTTATCCCCGACGACTACATCCGCAAATGCTTTCATGGTTAATCTCCTGACTGGTTTCGATGGGTTAACTATACCAGGCCTTTCGGCCCGGCGTTTAGCAATTTGTGCTTATTTCACTGCTTTCTTCGCTGCCTTGTACGCCTCTTTGAAGGCCGGAACATCTTCGACCGGAATCCAGAAGCCGGAGCCATAGCCATCATCATAGCAAGGGCATTGGTCGCAGTAGTCGCCCCAGGTTTTCTCTTCGCCGCCGACAGAGAAGCCAGTGGCCATTTCGCATAACGCTTCCTCAACCGCTTCGATCTTGTCGGCGTCGCTATCCATGATAACGAAGTTCCACTTACCGTTATACTCGCTGCCCAGGTTGATTGATTCGCGTTGAAGTTTCATAGCTTTAGCCCCTTTGGCTCAATTCGTTTCGTTGAAGTCATCATAGCAAAGCCGATCGGGTGGTTTTTAACAAAAAATGCTATTCCTGCGATTGCTGATTATTCCACCGATTCGGAATAGTGGAATAGATGGTGATTGCACCTGATTCCCCGGTGATTAGTTTTGACGAATCATGATTGCTTTTGATTGTTTCATTCTGTGCAACGATTTTGTGAGTGTTTCAGGATTTGCAACGAATTGCATAAATGTATGCACCGTGCACACAATTTGCCGATCGAAGCTGGCAGAACTGGAGTTGTGTTTCACCAACATTTACGTCGTGTGGGAGTGTGGGGGAGGAATAATCTTACCTAAAAATTGCGCAAAAAATGACCAATATAAGCCCATAATAGATAGATAAGTATATGATAAATAATAATATTATTATTATTACTCTTTATCTTTATATATGTTTGGTAAGATTTCTCCGGGGAGGTTATGGATTCTCCTTGCGCAAGCCAAAATTTTTAGATGTTCCGCCGCGAAAAAATGTACATAGGGATATATAGGGGATGACAGCAAATCTTCCCAAACACGCCGAAACCCTTTGACGGCAAGGCCTGCGGCCTGTATTATCACCTTCCGAAACATTACCAAACGCCGTAAATGTGGGGGAAACACAAATGCAATATAAAGGCTATGAGTTCGAAGAAGTCGACGTGTCCGAGTGGATGAAGTACGACGCAGATAAGCAAGCCGCTTACCATGAATGGCTGCAATCCATCACGTTTGGCGACGCCACCAGGCCAGCCGGACGGAGCCAGGAAGCCTCAAAGCCTGAAGGTACATTCACTGGCAACCGCTCTTCCGAGATCCGGCGCATGTTCCTGGATGGCGGGCGGCGTATCCAGATGACGGCGGAGGAGTTCGTGGAGAAGTTCGGCGTTAATCCGGTCGACAACCATTTCCGCAGGCCGTTGCTGAAACTCCTGGAGCCGGGCGAAGTGTTGCGAGTGAGCCTGGGAGCGGGGTTAATCTCCGTCTTTACCGAGTTCGACGCAATGACTGGCTCAAACCTGGAGGCTGAGGCATACAGGCGGCAGGGCGCTATCTCTGAGCGGGAAAGATGCCTTGCCATCATTGACGAAGTGATGCCAAAAGGCCTGCTTTACAACGGTTACACAATGGCACTGAAAGCCAAAATCACAGGAGAATAACCATGAAACTATATCCAGACCAAAACGACCCGGCGGCACCTATGCGCCTGGGCGACACGCCAATCGACGAGCAGGAGGTTATCGAAGCCATTGCCAGGGCATCGGACGACGAAAATCCAACCGCCCTGGAGTGCGTGACGGCCGACATGCTGTTAATGTCATTTCTCCCGGAATCTGAATCTTACATTCAGCACATCACCGAGACGGGACAGGCAGTGACGAAGCCGGAATTCATCGGAGCGTCGAACGTCCTGGCGATGATGGCCGATGAGGCCGACAACATCATTAGCCTGGATCATCCACAATGAGCGCCTTTATCCTGTTTTCCATCGGTGTTAATTGCGGATTGCTCCTGGCGGCATTTATCATCCGCCTGAGCAACAAGTAGCACTTTTTGTTAAAACCCGGTCAGAGCGATCGGGTATTATCTCTTCATCGACAACGAATGAGGAAAGCGAAATGATTACTCTGATTACCTGGGAACACGAAAACAGCAAGCCAGAAGTGCGCGAATTCGAGACCGTGGCGGCTTGCTACAACCTGGCGGCAAATGGTGGCTTTTACAAGGCGCAGATTGTTAACGAGTTCGGGGTTGTCGATTATGAATTTTAAGGCGAGCGATGTAAAGCCTGGGGCGGTCTATGGGTCGCTACTTAACGACCGCCTTTGGCGCTGGGACGGCGAAACCATGTGGACAAAAGGCGGATGGGATGTTATCTGGCACGAGTGCGGCTGGCCTCACCCCACAATGAGCCGCCTTGATATCGCTTATTACCTTTCAGTCGGCGATATGTACGAGGTGGTCGATAGCACTTTTTGCTAAAACGCCGCTGGCGAGATCCGGTATTATCTTTCCATCGACAACGAATGAGGTGATGAAGATGGACAAGATTATCAAGATGAGCGAAGTCAAGCAGGGCATGATGGTTAAGTTCGCTGGCAAGTTCCGCCTGGTTCTCGCAACAGATCGCAAGGAGAACATCCTTACCATTCGCGTTAATGGCAAGGCCCAACTCTTCGCGCCGCACTCTGATATTGAAGTTGAAGTTCGAATCAAGTAAGCGTTCGGGGTGGTGATGCCGCCCCACCATCAACACGGCTCACGCCAGGAGGAATGGCCATGCCTCGTTTTTCAGCAACAACAAAACTTCGCACCTTCGCCGGGATGCCGATCCCGCACTCATCAACCAAAGCCGTCCAGGGCAGTGAGCACGGCGTATACTTCCACTGGCAGGGCAAATGGCGCTTTACCGTCATTCGCGGCTTTTACGTCACCTGCGACGGCGTTGACATTGACGACCACAGCGGCGGGAACCAGGTTCACAACTTCAAATAGCACTTTTTGTTAAAACACGATCGGGGTGGCTTGCTATAGTTACCCCATCGAAACGAACAACGGAGCACCACAATGAAATCTCGCGAATACCTCAACACCCTTAATGGCCTGATTTACTGGCTGGAAGATGACGCAGTGATGATGCGCAAGCGCGAAGGCAAGATTGTGAAGAAGTCGAATATGACAGCGGCGATCTTCTTTGCGATGGTCGGCAACGATACACTGATTCTGGTTGAGCCGGAGCCGGAGCAAAAGAGCATGACCATGAACGAATTCTCTAACTTCCTGGCTGGCATCGACAAAAGCACCACGACTGCAACCGCACAGACGGCCATCCAGGGCGGGGCCACCCACATTGCCATCGACGGTAACGGCGACGTCTTCGCATTCAAGATGCGCCCGCGCCACTACCTGCCGAAAGATGATGACGCAAATGATTACCTGGGCGAGTGGCTTCGCGGGTCGGAGCAGTACGGCCACATTGCGCGAACAGTATGCTTCCTGGGAAATACTGGCCGCGAGCATCGCAACTGGCGGGAACTCTGCTTCCAGATCCCACAGCAATAGCACTTTTTGTTAAAACGCAATCGGGGTGATGCGCTATCATTACCCCATCGAAACAGAGGAGCAAAAAACATGATTGGCAACCACAACAACGAACTGAACGCAGCAGCCCACCGTCGCGCCGTCGAACAGAACTTCAACGCGCTTAAAGTGGTCTGCGATGAGATGAAAGCAATGCTTGACCTGCCGTCATGGGATGCTCAACTGGAAGACTACTACGACGACCTCCGCGCCAAACGTGACGGTATCATCAACCGCCTGCGCCTGGCCGGGATGTTTCTATAGGAGAAAACAACATGCAACAATTTAAATCTCGCGGCAAGACCTACAACCTGCCGGACACTGCTACCCACGCCGCACCTGGCGCATGCGTCGGCCTGTACTTTAAGGATGGCGATAGTTGGTACTTCATGGGTGATGTGATTGGGGATGTACCGCCGAAGAAATGCGGCGTGCTCCTGGGCTTCTACGATCACGACGTGGTGGAGTTGAAGCAAAAGCGCGCACCGTTCGCCTTCTGGAATAAAATCAAAGGGGCGCTGTTCAAATGAGCGACCCGAAACTGCAAACGGTATGCTACCGCGATTCGGATGGCGATGAATTGGTCGTGTCGCCGTTCAGTGGTGGCGCTGCTGGCGTAGAGCTTATGGCGACCCACGATAGCGGTTGCTGCGTATTTGACGACCCTAAGGTAATCCGCGATCTGGCTAACCAGTTGCTGTCCGTCGCCGATTCCGTAGAGAGCGCACAAGGAGCGGAAAAATGAACCAGTTCGAATATATGCATCGCGCACATAAAGCGCTTGCCATGCTCGCATTTCACCTGGATATGAAAGTTATATCCGTGACCATTGAGGCCGGAAGCATTGAGATCTGCGGATTCGTGGGCGATTACTCATGCACCAGAACTTACGCGTTCTCCTCGCTCGCCTCCCTGGAGAGTCAGGCTTATGGCTTCTAACCGCAAATTCAGGATCGTGCGCATTGCGACGCTTGACGCCTTCGGGCGTCCGGTGGAGTGGTATGCAGCACAGCGGCGTGTTGCCTTCTTCTGGTGGGTGACGGTCGAACACTTCGGCCAGTTGACGCAGGCCCGCTACTGGCTCCACAAATCCGGCGCACCGCACCGCCCGGAACGGGTAATCAAGGTGGTTGAATAGCACGAATTGCTAAAACTCGATCGGGGTAGGCTGGTATAGTTACCCCATACCAACAAACGAGGCTACCACCATGAAATTACGTTGCACCGACTCCAACACTATCAACTACACCCCTGGCTTTGAGTACAGCGCGGAGCTTGGCGTTACCGTCCGCACTCCTCATGGCTCGATCGGCTGTGATGTGGTTCATGGTAACAACACCTGGTTCTTTTTCAACAAATCAACCCTCAACGCCGAACGCCGTAACGGTTCGGTCGTGGCAACCTTTAAGGTAATCGAATAATGACCAACGAAATCAAATCCGGCGGCAAGGTTATTGCCACCATTGCGCAGCGCCAGGTTGTGGCGTTTCAGATTAACATCCACAGCACCAGCGATGCAAAAGCCGTCGACGTGCCAGTGTGGGCCAACACGGTTGCCATTGATGCCGACGGCTCAATTTGGGCCTATGAGTCGACCGTTGAGAATGTTCGACTACTGAGTTACTCGCCTGATTCATGGGTGGATAAGGGGCCTGGCGGAAACAAAATGGTTCAGGTGGGCGAAATGGCTCGCTTCCCTGATTGGGAAAAATCGAAGATTGACCTTCGCGGCCTGAAATAGCACGTTTTGCTAAACGCCCGGCCAGAGGATCGGGCATAATGACCACACACCAAACAACGGAGATTCACCATGAAACAGATCATCAAAAATGCAGTTGTCGCCATCGTCGGAACCAACTTCGAAGACAAGAAACAGCGCATTCACCTTTTGCACGTCGGCAATGACGGAAAGATGCGCGGCGCATTCTACTACGGCGAGCGCGGCGAGCGACTTCATAACGACAAGCATTCGTTTCGCAACCAAACCCATTTCCGAAGAAGCCTAAACTATGATGAGGCGTGGTATCCTGAATACCATTGCGAGGGGTTGATTGTCGAATCGTTCGTTGCCGATCCGGTGAAGCTAACAGCGCGCGATTACAAGCGCATGGCACGCAAGGCGCACAAACTCATGAAGCGCACGCCGAAGCATCACGTTTGGCACATTTTCGCTAATCGACTCAAAGGAGAGTAACCATGATTCGCACAACCAAGCCATTACCGAACAACCTTTATGTAATGAAGTATTCAATCGGTGTATGCCGCTATATCGTCATGATTCACATTGATAATAGTGGAAATACAGCCGTCCTGTGGTTCCAACGTCACTCAAGCGGATTTGGGTTGCACATTGAGCGCCACGGTCGTTTCGAAGGTTGCGACTCCAATCATAGCCATTGGGCAGACGGCAGATGTGAATTCACGCTGGCCGCACACGTTCCGGGTTTCGTGGCTAAGGATCTTGGCGACGATGAAGCGTGGGATATTGCCTGCCGAACCCTCGGTAGGCTTGAGTGCCTGAAATTCCTGCTTTAATGGGGTCTGCTAATGGAAACGGTAAAAGTAATTTGCACGCACGCTGGCTATTCGCCGCTATCCACCTATTTCACACCTGGCCGCGAGTATGACGCCAGGTTCGGCCCCGGCCTGGATGAAGTCTGGATTTTGCAGGACGACAAGAAAACAACGGAGTTGGGCGAAAACTGGTTAGCATGCCGCATGCCGGATGAGAAGATCGCTATGTTTCTTAACCGACCATATGAAAACAACGTTTTATTTGAGGTGAAACTATGAGCAAGAAAATGATTGCGCTGTATTGGGTTCTTTTCCTGGGTGGCCTGGTGGTTGCCAAAGAAGATGGCTGGCAGATGATCGGAATGATGATGGTTATCATCGGGGTAAGTCGCCTCTCTGAGATTAACGGCTTCCGCCGTGGTCGTCGGGCCGCATTCACTGGAGACAAAGAATAGCACTTTTTGTTAAACCTGCCGTAACGTCATTTGGTAAAGTGGCGTTACTGAAGCGAAACAAACCAATCAGGAGTTACACCATGAATGACCACATCATCGACCTGTTAAGCATGCTGGCTGAGGATACCGTAGCCATCATCGAGCTTGAGGACGGCACCGAACTTCAGATCGAGGTTCCCAGCGTGCGATTCTGCGTATCCGGCGGCGAGCATTCCGAGCGCTCAACCGAAACGGATCTTGACTACGCGACCCACTTACTCTGCCTGAACGCGATCGAGGAGATCCGCTAATGAACACAATCAAACTCATGGTTGTAAACGCAACCAGAGAGCGTGAGCGCCACCTTATCGGCTGCGTGTTCGATGCCGTCGAGGTGCGCGAACCACTCGGCACGGCTCACGTAATCAAGGGCGGATACCTTAACGAATTTATCGTCAATCCGCTGGATACTGACGAAGATTTGACCATCCGCGTTGGCGGCGAACCGGAAGACGTGCTTTTCCACCTGCGGAAAGTATCGAAGGCATCGCAGCGAAAGTTGCTGGTTCGTGCGCTAAAACTTCAGGCGCGCGATCGTGGTTGGACTAACTCATATATACGCAAGTTTGGCGAGTTCTCTGGCGTCGGAGATTGGGCGAGAGCTTGGGCTAACTGGTACTTCGATAAAGACGGGAAATTTTCCGCAACTTATATGGATGGATGGCACGGAACCGATCATGACCCGGCTAGCGGGTACGAATGGCAAGAATTTATCGAGTTTGAGTTTGATGCGTTCTAATAGCACGAATTGCTAAAACCGCCGTCCGGGGATGGTGCATACTATCCCCACACCAAACAAAGAGGAAAAATCATGAACAACTACAAATTCATCCTGACCCCGAACGCCGATTCTCCCGCTGGCGTGGGCGCGAAATTCACCAAAGGCAAGCGCTATGATGCCGAGCATTTCACCAACTACAACGGGGCGTCGCTGTATAAAATAACCGACGACGAAGGCAACATGTACGCGGTCAACCCGCGCAACTCGCACTACATCGGCGGCGGTCAGTTCAACATTGAGTTGCAAATCAACAACTGTTTCGCTGGCGGCGAACTCTCCTTCGGCGGGTTAGTTAGCGATGCGCTGAAATACCCACTCCACACTTCGGCGTCAATGTTCGGCGGCGTTATTACCTCAACTGAGTCGCCCTTGTTCTTTGCCGACCTGAAGGCCCACGAACGAGATAAAGATCGTGATCTCGAATCAATGGCCGACCGCATGCTGAATATGTTCGGGCGGGATGAGTCGCGGGGCGTTGCACGTGGATTTAAGATCGGCGCTGAAAAATCCGCGCACTTCAAAGAGGGCGTGAAGTCGGCAAGCGATGCAGTTGCAGCCCTGGGCATGCTGTCACGGTCGATGATCGTGAAACCGGAAGGCGCGAAAGAAGCCTCGCTCGCTGACCGGGTTAAAGAGCTTGAGTCAGAGCTTAACGCCGCCCACAACACGATCGAGAAAATCCGTGAAGCAATGCGCACGCCGGAAGGTGAAGACGCGCAGACCCATGCGAAAGTTCTCCGCCAGATGGCCGACGCCCTGGTTAGTTTGTGGCGCGACGGCAAATAGCACTTTTTGCTAAAACTTCCGCAAGGCCATTTGATATAGTGGCCTTATTGAAGCGAACCAATCAGGAGCTAAACAAATGAGCATTCCGTATCCGACCAAAGACAAATCATTTCTGGGCCTGGCCGTTGTTGAGATTGTCAACCCGGATGTGACCAACTCCCCGGATGAGCCTACCCTTGCACAGTGGGCCGGATTCAAAGCAGGTGATCGACTGACCGTCGAATGCTATAGCGACGGCGAGAAGTGGGCGCAGGTAGGGCGCGACTACCACACCGAAGAATTCGGCCAGGTGCTCCCTACCGACTGGTTCAAACTTAACGAAGGCGAATATAAGGTGATCGAAGAATGAACAACAAAATTTGGGTGCTGACCTACACTATCGGGACTAACGAGGGGCGCAAATCGCGCCGCCTCACCTGCGACACGAAAGCGCAGGCGGAAATGCAGCAGCGCGTGCTGGGCGGCGAAGTGGCCGAATACATCCGCCAGCAGGAATCCTTCCAGGTCAATTGGCCTGAGAAGATGGATGTTGACGCCGTACTGCATGAAATGCGCCAGGTGCAAAACAACCCGGCGGCGTGGAAAGACCTGTACCTTTGCGGCTTCGATGCTGAGTCAGTCCGGGATCCCTTCCGCTTTGTCCGGCAGGCGCATGCGGAATGGTCGGATCGCCAGTTCGGCAACGTTGGCCCGGTAGGCCCGCTGAAACACCTGGCTAAAGAGGCCAACGAAGCCGCCGAAGCGCCGGATGACATTAGCGAGTTCGCCGATATCATCATGCTGGTGTGGGACGCAACCCGCCGCGCCGGAATCACCGATGAGCAGTTGGCAGTGGCGGTGGCGGAAAAGCTGGAGCGGAACAAACGCCGCCAGTGGGGAGCCGTTAAAGATGGCGAGCCGTGCCACCACTTGAAAAATTAACGAATTCGCATACCATTTAAAGCGCCTGTAAGCGATTCTGGCGGGCGCAAATTTCATTAAGGTGATTCTATGTCTGAGTTCTCAAAAGTCGAAGATATGCCGATTGGCGCAACGGTAACGGGTATCCAGATGAGTGAGTCGGTAGATACGATTACTCCGCTGGCCTTTCCGGTTACACAGGTCGAAACCGACAGCAAGAAAGGTTTCATCTTCATCTACAAAAATTTCAACGCCCCTCTGCGTGTCGAGATCTTCATTGCTCGCGGAACCTGGGTCGAATGGGAGAAGGCTTAAATGTTCGGACTGAATGAGGCGCAGTACAACGCTGTGAAACGCGTGGCGAAACGAATGACAGCGGAAACCAAAGACGCCATACGGAAAGACAAAAAGACTTACGATCAGGTTGCCGCCCGGATGATCGATAAGCATTGGGCAGAAGTCAACACGCTGTTAACTCGCGGTCAGTTTATCTGGCTGGCTGGCTATCTCGAAGGCCGTTTCGGTCGCCGTGATGGCGAGTATGAGTAAAAAGTAAGCGAACGAATCAACCGCCTATTGACGCATTCACGCTGATCGGGTATCGTTAAAAGCGTAGACACAAGAGGCGGTAAGCATCCGCAAGTCTCGCCCCACTTAGGGGCTTTTATTAAGGGGTGATGATGCAGTACAAGGTCATACTCACAGCAAGGAAAATGGGCGGCTTTTGCAAGTCCTGCATTCAAGAGTTCAGCATGACGATTGAAGCGAACGATACCGCCGACGCGGTGGAGAAAGCAAAAAATCAATCCGGCGTCAATCTGGATACTCATAAAATCAACATAAACTACATAAGGGAAGTTAATCAATGTTAACTCTGATTATTGCATTGTTAATGCTGTTCATAGGCTATCACGTTGGCGCAGCTCATCTTGTCGAGCGCCTTTCAAAGCGGGTACATGAAGGCACATTTGCGGCCATGATGTACAATAAGAAAACGGCGCGTTGGGAAAAAATTGGCGATCCGGATGGTATCGCAAAACGAATTGCGTTTTCGCCGCTCCCGTATGTTGACTGTGAGCCTTTTGCATCACTTCAGAAAACACTGAAGCGGCGTAACAAACTGATATGAACATAACCCGCTTCGGCGGGTTTTTTTGTTCCTGCAATCTGGTATACTCGCAACTCAACACAGAAGGAGGATTAACAATGTCTGAAGAACGCAAAAAACGCGTAACGAAATCGCACTTCGAAGGCAATTTCAAGGCGCTATACGAAAAAGATTTTGGTGTAGTGCTGGGTCGAACCGCAGAAATGACGCCACAACAATTTTTCGAGATCGCGAAGGGTTATTTCCAGTGGGCCGAAGAAAACGCCATCAAGGCTGCGGAAACCGCCACTTTCCAGGGTGACGTTAACGAGTGGGGCGTGAACAAGCCGCGCATTTTCACGATCACAGGGTTAAGCCTGTTTTGCGGCGTGAACCAGTCAACGCTTGTACGCTATCGCCACGACCCTAACTATGCCCCGGTCATGGAGTTTATCGACTCTGTAATCTATGAGCAGAAATTCCAGCTTGCTGCCGTCGGCATGATTAACGCTTCGTTCGTCGGTAAGGAAATGGGGATCGACAAGCCCGCCGTTCTCAACATTGACGCCGTAGCTGGCAACAAGAACGAGATCACCGATGAAGTATTGGAGAAGGCTGTTAGTAACATTCTGGACAAGATTTAAGGGCCGATCATGAATGACGAAATGATTATTTGGGAAGACCTGAAGCCAGCCGATAAGCTGGCAATCAAGGCGTTGAGCACGCGCAACTTTTCGCTGTTCCTGAAGATCTGGTTTCAGATTATCCAGGGCGAAAAGCTGATGTGGAACTGGCATCACTCCTACTTTTGCCACACGGTAGATGAAATCATCGCCGGGAAGCGCAAAAGCACGATCGTAAACGTTGCTCCTGGTTCGACGAAAACCGAAGCTTTTTCTATCCACCTCGCGCCGTATGCGTATCTCAAGTGCCGGAAGGTTCGAAACCTTCAGATCTCGCAGGGTGACGCGCTTTCAAAAGGCAACTCCGACCGCGTAATCAAGATCTTTTCATCGGGCGAATGGCAGGAGTTATGGCCCTCGAAATTCGGGCGGAAGCAGATCGACGAATTCCAGGTTTTGGATGATAACGATCGCGTAAGGCTGGAAATGGTGTCCCGTTCGTCTGGTGGTCAGATCGTCGGTAAGCGTGGCGGGTACATGACGCCGGGTTTCAGCGGCCTAATCGCGCTGGATGATATCGACAAGCCTGATGATATGTTCTCAAAGGTGAAGCGCGAAAAGAGCCACATCTTGCTGAAGAACACCATTCGATCCCGTCGTGCGAAGAAGAAACAAGGCGACGAAACGCCGATCCTGTCCGTACAGCAGCGGCTGCATGCACAGGATTCCACCTGGTTCATGATGAGCGGCGGGATGGCTATCGAATTCGATCGCATTGTTATTCCGGCGATGGTAACGAGGGAATACGGCGAATCGCTCCCTGACTGGTTGCGTCCTGAGTTCGAACGCGACGTGTTATCCGGGCCGTCGGTGGTCATTGATGGTGTCGAATACTGGTCATTTTGGGAGGACAACGAATCGATCGAGAACCTGGTTGCCTTGCGCGATGCCGATCTTTATACGTTCCTTTCGCAGTATCAGCAGGAGCCAATCGCATTGGGCGGCAACGTGTTTAAGTCGGAATGGTGGCGCTATTACGGCGACAGCGAAAAGGCGCATGAACCGCGCCCGGACAAGTTCGAATACACCTTCATTACGGCGGATACGGCGCAGAAGACGAACGAGCTAAACGACTATTCAGTGCTGTGCTATTGGGGCAAGTACCGCGATCGCGTCTACTTCATTGATGGAATCCGTGGCAAGTGGGAAGCGCCGGATTTGCGCGTGCAGGCTGAGGCATTCATTAAGCAGTGCTGGCGCAGAAATAAGGAATGCGGGAATCTGCGAAAGATTTACATCGAAGACAAGGCGAGCGGTACGGGTCTAATCCAGGATCTGACCAAAGCAGTTAATGGTATGGGTGAGATCGTCCCGGTTCAGCGTGACAAAGATAAGGTGACTCGCGCGATGGATGCGCAGCCAATTATCAAGGGTGGCCGCGTCGTACTTCCGGACAGCCATCCGTTCATTGCGGAGCTTGTGGCGGAAATGAGCGCGTTTACCTATGACGATTCACACCCCCACGATGACATTTGCGATAACGTATTTGACGCCGCGAACCTTGAAATGAACCTGAGCGATGACCCGGTAGAGCGAATGAAACGCCTGGCAGGATTGAAAAAGCTGGGCCGCTAATACATAATGTGGGCTTAACGGCCCACAAATCACACAAGGTTAAAATATGAAAGCTATCAAGATGGATGATTACAATCAGATCTTCAATGGTGGAGCGGGGTACGCGTCAACCACGGCGATGATTGCAAGCACGTTCGGGAATATGTCGCAAATCGAGGAGTTCTATCACAATAACGGACTGGCGAAAAAGATCGTTGACGTGATCCCGGAAGAAATGGTGTCGCCCGGCTTCCAGCTTAACGGCGTCTCCGATAACACTAAATTCCAGTCAGAGTGGGACGGCCTTAAACTTGAGCCGCAAATCACCGATGCCCTCTGCTGGGCGCGCCTGTATGGTGGATCTTACGTCCTGGCTATGGTTAACGATGGTCGCATGCTGACTTCAGCCGCGAAGCGCGGTAAGCCGCTGGAATCGATCGTTGTTTACGACTACGATTCCGTGTCCGTAGCGGAGGAGGAGAAGAACCCTAGAAGCCCACGATTCGGCAAGCCTAAAATGTACACCGTCAAGCCGCTAAACGGCGGAAGCGACTTTAACGTGCATTATACCCGCATGCACTACATCGACGGCGAGCGTGTAACCAACAAGGTGCGAAAACTCAACAAGGGCGCTGGCGGCACGGTGCTGAACAAGTCGATGATTGAAGCGATTCTTGATTACGATTATTCGGAGTACCTAGCAACGCAGTTGCTGAAGCGTAAGCAGCAGGGCGTATGGAAGGCCAAAGGTCTTGCTCTAATCTGCGACGACAGGGAGGGCGAATACGCAGCCCGATTGCGCATGGCGCAGGTTGACGCGAATTCCGGCGTTGGCAACACGATCGGCATTGATGCTGACGACGAAGAATACACCGTGATTAACTCTGATATTTCAGGAATCCCGGAATTCTTGTCCGCCAAAATGGATCGGATTGTCGCGCTGTCAGGTATTCACGAAATTATGCTGAAGAACAAAAACACAGGCGGCGTTAGTGCCAGTCAAAACACTGCGTTGCAGACGTTTTATAAGCTGGTGGAGCGGAAGCGCAACGACGACTACAAACCGCTGTTAGAATTCCTGCTACAATTCATCGTCACTGAGGAAGACTTCAGCGTAGAGTTCGAACCGCTGTCACTGCCGACAGATTCAGAGAAGGCCGATATCTTTAAGAAGAACGCAGACGCAGTACATGGACTGGTTACGGATCAGGTCATTGATGCGAACGAAGCACGTGATACCCTGTCCGCGATGGTTCCCGAACTGAAGTTGAAAGGCAATGCGCCGGAACAGAAAAAGTTACCGGATCGCACGCCTGGTGCTGGTAAGACCAAAACGCAAAAATCGCAGATCCTGAACAACACGGAGGAAGGCGGTGATGAAAGTTAACGGCAGAATTCCAAACTGGCGTTATCCTGAAGCAAGCGAGCGGGATTTATCCCGCTTGATGCAGGACGCGACAACCGATCTGGTCGTTGAAATGCGGGATCGGTTAGACCGCCTGAAGTTTGACGCCACGGCTGAGGAGATTAACGAGGCGGAAGACGATATCAACGAGGCGGCGATTGCGTTCTTTGCCACCGTCATTGCGGCGCTTGCCTCCATTGGACTGACAATCTACCGCTTCAACTCTAAGCAGTGGCTGGTTATTGCGCTGGCGGCTGGCGGGCGCGATAATGAAGCGGTTATGATGCTGAAGGAGTTCGGCGCTGGTGGTTATGAGCAGTGGTATCAGCAGGCGCTGAAGAAATGGCAGGATACCGCAAAGGCATCAATCCAGAAGTTAACAGCCGATATCGTCTACCGATTTGGGTTAACCGCATGAAATATATAAAGAAAATCACGTAAGATGCATCTTACTAAATCTTACGTAAATTTCGCTCATTTTTTGACCAGTTGGCGAATAGCACTTTTTGCCTTGCACCTGGAATCGTGATGCGTATACTTAACGCAACGAAACCACAATAGGAGCAATATCAATGGCTGAAGCAATTTTTAAGGCATACACCAACGCGGAATTATCCAACGATGATTACCACGATCCTAACTCCTGGTGCGCCAGATACGTTAGCGGCTCAAGCCTCGGCGAGATTTACGCAACATCCCCGGCCCACTGGAAATACAAGGATCGTGAGGAGACAGCCGCGCTTTCATTCGGCACTTGCTCCCATACCTGCATGCTTGAGACGTCCAAATTTAATGGCGAGTACCTGCGAGCGACCGCGCCGGGCGACGTTAAGGATCTGATTACATCGAAGTCGGCATTGTCTGCGAAATTGAAAGCGTGTGGCCTGATTGGGACGTCCAACAAGGACTACCCCGAATTGCTGGAAATGGCATACCGCGCCGGGATTGATGTTAACGTGTGGTGGGCGATCGAACTCTGCGACGAAAGCGCCGCCATCAACTCAGGCCGGAAGCTGGTCAAGGATTCCGATTTCGATGCGGTTGTGCAAATGCGAAGCGTGATGCTGGCTAACCCACGGCACGCGGCGTGCATTGAATCGGATACGGCGCAACGCGAGTTGTCAATCTTCGGCGAGATTTTCGGCGTTCCGGTAAAAGTTCGTCTCGATCATGTTGACGTCGTGTCGGATCCCGAACTCATCAAAGAGTGGGGGTTTAACCCGGATGAAGTTTTCGAAGTGGTGGTGATTACCGACTACAAAACTACTCAGACCTCTAAACCGGATGACTTCGGGCGGCTGGCGTTCAACCTGGGCTACTATCTCAAAATGGCATTGCAGCGCGATCTGTTCGTTAAGACGTATAACGAAAAACGCCCGGTAGTTGTCCGCCTGCTGACGCAGGAGAAAAAATCACCGTTCGCGCCTCTCGCGTTCACGTTAACGGATCAGCAGATTGAGATCGGGCGGAAGCAGTATCAAAGCGTGATTCACCAGTACGCCGAATGCGTCAAGCATGACGTTTGGCCGTCATACGAATCGAACGCGGCGGAAGTGAAGTTGCCCACGCCGCAATTCGTGAAATACATGTTCCCGGAAGTATACGGCACAAATAGCTAAACACTACGGCGCACTTGTGATATAGTGCGCTCCACCAATCAGGAAAAGGAAAGTTTGTCATGCGTACATCTGAAAGTTTCAAAGAGATCGCCGTTGCGTTAATCAAAGCTAAGTCTGGATTCGTCGCTGCGAAGAAAAGCGGGAAGAATAGCCACCTGGGGAACACCTACGCCAATCTCGGCGATATCCTTGACGCCATCGGGCCATCGCTGGAAAAGAACAAAATTATGGTCATTCAATCAATGATGGATACCAGCACCGACAAGGTTATGCACCTTGAAACGATGTTCCTGCACGAATCTGGCGAGTGGATGGCGTTTCAGTTCAACATGCCGATCAGCAAAACCGTTGAGCAAGCGTATGGCTCGACAACCTCATACGCTCGCCGTTATGCGTTAGCCGCCGCGCTGGGCATCAAGCAGGCCGACGATGACGCAGAGATCGCGAAGATGAAGCCGCAAGACTTCAAAAAACGCATTGATGCGTGCGAAGACCTCGAGTCTCTCCGCGAGATTTACAAGCTGGCTAAACAGACGTTGACGCCTGCGGAATGGAAGGTTACGGAAGACGATATCACGAAGCGCCAGGCGCAACTAAAAGTGACTCCAGCGAACGGATTTAACCCCGGAAAGCCGCAAGAGGTTGCGAAACGTGAGCCGGAACAGGTAGAATCAAAGCCTGAACCTGAAGCACAAGATATCTCATCTTTCAACTAATTTAACCGGGCGGGAAACCGCCCCATAGGAAAAACAATGCATGTTGTAACAGGGGTAATCCGGAAAGCGCCTTACGTAAAAGAGGGTAGCAACAATAACGGGCCGTGGAAGATGTATGCGGTCGACCTGTCGGAGCGAATGAAGATCCGCAATCGCGACGGCCAGGACGAAACTGTATACACCAACTATCGCGCCGTCTTCTTCGCGAAGGAAAGCATGATTGCGTGGTACGATGAAGCGTTGCAGGTTGACAAGGTTATTAGCGTCACCTGCCGGACACTTCAGATCGTAAACCGCGAGCACAACGGCGCGACTTACAGCCACAATGAAATGATTATGCCGCAACTGGAATTCAGCCAGCGCGAGCCGACTCAAAACAGTGGCAATCAGCAATCCGGATGGGGACAGCCTCAACAACCGAAACCGCAGCAAGCGCCTAAACCGCAAAGCAGCGGCGGGAATCCAGGTATGGATTTCGATGATGATATCCCGTTCTGATTTAACAACTAAAGGAGAAGAAATTCTCCTTTTTTTTCTGTTCATTGATGCTATTATTTGCGTTACTCAATAAACTAAATGAGGTCAAAAACATGGCAATATACAGAGAAGGTAAGGCGGCACTCGCCGAAGACGGAACCGTTACCGGAACTGGCACAAAATGGCAATCATCGCTTTCGCTAATTCGACCTGGCGCGACGATTATGTTTTTATCGTCACCAATTCAAATGGCTGTAGTAAACAAGGTTGTCAGTGACACTGAAATTAAAGCAATTACCACAAACGGCGCTGTCGTAGCGTCTACTGACTACGCGATCCTGTTAAGCGACTCTCTGACCGTTGATGGCCTGGCGCAAGATGTTGCGGAAACTTTGCGTTACTATCAGTCGCAGGAAACCGCAATTGCGGATGCGGTCGATTCCTTTAAGGATTTCGATTTCGAGTTGTTTAAAAATCTTGCCAATCAGGCGAAGGCAGACTCTGAAGCTGCCAACGTAAGCGCTGCTAATGCTGCGGATTCTGAAAACTCGTCAAAAACTTCAGAAACTAACGCCAAAACATCAGAGACTAACGCCAAATCTTCTGAAAACGCGGCGAAAACTTCAGAGATTGCAGCGGAGAATGCAAGAGACGCCGCAGTAGCTGCGAAGCAAGAGTCAGAAAATGCCGCAGAAGAATCTAAGAACTATGTACTTCAGGCGTCAGAAGTTGGAAACATGTTCTCGGATGAGGCGGCAGGCTTGGCTGCTACATCAAATGGTCAATTCTTTCAGGTTCCTCAGGGCTCTGGAAGTTTTGTTTCATTCAAACTTTTTAAAAATAATAATGGCATAGCTGAAGAAGTTGCGCGAGTTCCTGGTTCGGCAGCAATAACAGGTACAATCCGTGTTTTTCCTACGCTTGCTTCGGCGCAGGCTGATGCAGATGCTGGAAATATTCTTTCTGGCGCTACTGCATTTTACAGTAGTCCTGATGATAGTGCGCTGGCTATCGAGGTCATGAATGTTGGCGGGACATTGCAGCCTACTGGTCGAACTATGGACGCCGGAGGGAATATTCAGCAGGCGCCATTGTCAGAGTCGCTAACTATTTTTACTGACGATTTGGGTTTTTCTCATTCAAGAATTTGCAGTGATGGTTCTTTGGAAACACCTATGTCGCTACTGGGTGAAAATGAAATATCTTCCGGAAACCTATCTGTTATTCATGATCCTTACTTTGATGACGCGCAGCTAATTCTTTCTGATGGTCTTGGTTTTTCAATACCAGTGAGAGGAGGTGATGAAGGAGGCAGCGTAGACCCGGGCGAGGTTACTGTTGATCTACCTCCACAAACAGCGGCATATGGTTTATTGTCGAAGATGCGAGCGGCATTGGACGATGTATGTATCATCATTAATTCTGATTCTACTGGCATTACTCAGGATACCGATCCATCTACCGGACAGGTTTTCAAAAAATGGACAAGAAAACTGGCCGAATTTTTAGCAGGAAACTATCCGGCATATACGGTTAATTATTATTCATGGTCATCTAATGCTTATACTACACCGGAAACAATTCAGGTAGGTACTGCGGGGAAAACCTTGCACTTTTACAACGCAGCGGTAGCTGGCACGCAACCGCTTTATCTTATGGGACAGTATTTTGAGACCGCGTATGTGCCGCGACAGGCTGACCTGATTATTTTCAACCATGGGCACAACACAGACAATAACGTACCAGCCAGCACTCATATGGGGATGGATTTAGCCATTGTCTACACCATGCTGCAGAGACACCCTAACGCTGGTGCTATAGTGGTTTCGCAAAACCCGCTGAGGGACAATGATAACGGCACTGTCAGGAGTAACGGCGCTCGTCAGGCCGCAATCACGGCAGGTTTCAGTCTTGTTGACGCATTCCAGTTGTTCCAGAACGCTGGAAAACCATCATCCTGGTATATGGACAACATTCATCCGAATGCTACAGGTGACGCAAAAATTTTCGACCTGGTTAAAAATATGTTCGTATGGCCAGCAAGCCCCTCCCGGTTCATTCCAGGACTGGCAGCAGGAACGAATCTTCTTACAAATGCTGACTTTTCTGCCTGGTCAGATGGGCTTGATGCTCCTGATGGATGGTCTCTTACTGGCTGTACAGCAGAGAAAGATACAACTAATTTTGAAAGTGGTGATTACGGTTTGCGCCTTAACCAGACAGGTACTATCGAAACTTACGCCGCTAAGTCATTACCCGCAGCCCTTGTGAAACGCCTGCGTGGAAAAACCGTTGTACTAGCGGCCAGGGTATTTATCCCGTCTACATCAACGCGGGGAAACTGTGGATCAATACAAATACCAGAAATTACAAACAATCGGCCATATGGTACACCGATCGGGGGGCGTGGAGGCTTTATATGGAAAGCAACTGTTATTACCATACCTACAACTGCGACAGCCCTTACGGTGCGGGCGGTTCTTGACACATCGGGTGGTGCAGCGGGGAACTGGTGCACTTTTGACAGACTAACCTTAATTGCAGGGACTATCCCTCAAGATTTTTATTAACAGGAGAGTAATTATGGCAACCAGAATCATTAACAAAAATGCTATTTTGTGGGCTTCACCTAAAGCGAAACTGTCCATTCCTTTCGCTGGTCCCTGGGAGGGGTTCTTTTCATTTGGTATTAATGCAGCGACATCTGTTCGCAACCTGATTGAGAACAAGCCGGCGCTATCCGTCATTGGTAGTCCTTTATATGGTGCAAACTACATTGAGCTGACGGGGGCGCAGGTGGCCTACCTGGCGACGTCAATAAAAAATACTGAGGATATGACCATAGTCGCCTCGGTGATGCCGATGAATGATGCAAGCTCCGCTGTCGTCTCTAACTATCAGTCGCAGCGTGCCGATGGCACTGGTCTGTGCATTGGTACTCAGCTGGGGTTTGATATCAACACACCCAAAGATGGAAACGTCCAGGCCACGTTTAACCATGGTGTACTGGTAAACGGTGTTTCGACTGGCGCGAGAGCAAATACTCCTGATGCGCCAATTAACACATGGAGTATAATTAGCGGGAGGGTAAAAAATTCATCTCGTACCAGAACGGTAAATAACCTGACGACGGGAACAGCCGGGGCTAACACCCCTGCACTTAATCCAGCGGATTTAGGAGATTTTCTGCGTATAGGATCGGCGTATAACAGCCAGTTTGGTGGGGTGGTTAGAGTTTGCGAGGTCGCAATCCTGAGCGGATATCTATCTGACGCAGATTTTGCATCACTTATTCAACTGATGCGTTCCAGTGCGGCAAAAAAAGGGATTGAGGTATAGACATAACAAATTAGGGACATGCTGGCAGATCATGCATCGTCAGTAAAACATCAATCAGGCGTTCCGCGAGTCGGTATTTCGCAGTTCCAATTGGTTTCAGTGCCTGAAACGGTTGGCGTAGATTAAAACCCCGCTTCGGCGGGGTTTTTTATGGCAAAATACCAGTAAATTTATTGCGTGTAGATATAACACTCATTTTATGAAGAATGAAGAGATAAGCATAAAGCTACCTATTTCTACGTCGGAGTATAAGAAGATCATGAAAAATACAGCCTATTCAACGCCATCTCCATTGTCTATAAGGCGGGAAGATCACTCTATGGATTTGTGTGATCCGTAAGTTTTACATGGGAATACTTTGATAATCGAGCATTATAAAAAAAGGGGGCCGCATGGCCCCTTTTTGTTATGTAAAGCTATTTGAGTTTGTGCGGAATGCGGTTGCCGTGATGTTCTCAATTTGACAACTATAATCCCAATTTGCGCCTCTTCCTTTCGCTTTCACAAAGAAAGAAGTGTTACTGTAATTTGCTGGAATATCAGCAGAAAATCGAAATTCAGCAGCATAAGTACCTGATGTTAGCCTTGGGTTAACTGGAAAAAGTCTAGTTACCTGCTGCCCTCCAATATTGAACGTAATTTCAACAATATATCCGTTTCTATCGTCTTCACCCCCTGTAACCTCATAGATTAATGTGCAACTAAGAACTATCGTCATTCCATAACCGCGATTTTGATAGTACCCGTCACGCTGGACGGTATTGTTTCTGCGAAAGCTCAAGTCATCATATCTTCTGGCAACTGCAATATCACCTATGAAGCTCTGAGCCTCAATCGTACCCTTGAACGTTCCGCTATTAGCCTCGATATGGCCGCGAACGGTAACGTTATTAAACTCAGAACCGCCGTTCTTGTTAATCACCCATCCTTGCTGCCCAGCGATGTAGTTGCTGGACTGAATGACGTTACCGATCTTCGCGTTGGTAATCGAACCGTCCTGAATAAGCGCGTTATTCATGAAAACCTGGTCATTCTGCACAACAAAAGGCAACGTGTACGCTCCAGACTCAGCATTTCGGATGATGGCGAATCTATCAGCAATAAACAGAACTTGCGAAACAACGTTTCCACCCTGTGATGTAAGCTGTAGGGCCATCCCGGAATTGTATTCCTGGCCGTTGTAAGTCAGCCCTAGCTTCATTGTATACATGGAACCAACTCCATTAACGTTTGCCCACGAATCAAGTTTCTGATCTAGCGCTGCGGAGTTCTGGCCAATCCTTGCTGATAGCGCCTCCTCCGACGTAACGCGAGCCTCAGTTTCATTCGCCAACGCCTCGTTAACTTGAGTTAATCCAGAATTGAGGTTTTCGTTGAACTCTGCCGATATCTGGTTAACCTGCTGCACCCTGGCTTCCGTCTCATTTGCTATGAGAACTTCTGCGCGTTTAATCTCAGCCTTCCTCTTTCCATTCTCCTTTCTCATGATTCTAACATCTCCATCATTCGCTAATGCGTTTTGGATGATGCTGTTAGCGTAGTCATTGAGTTTTGCCGCACTATCCTGTGCACTCACCTGAAGTTCTTTCATCGCGTCGCTGTCGAGGATCTCATCCAGGATCGTATCCGTGATGGCGTTAACGTCAGTAGACGACATGCCGCGAGCGTAATCAGTCCACGCTGAAACGTTGCCGATACGGTCTACGCTTCTGGCTTTGTAGAAGTTCACGTAGCCAGCGGGAAGAATTGAATGCCAGTATTCAGAAGCCGGGTAGGGAATCAGGGTAAGCAGGCTTGCATCCTGATCGGTTCCGCTTTGTGACTGGTAAAGTTCAATGTATGCCGTATCTTCCGCTCCTTCCGGCATGGCCCACTTAACGCGAATGCCGAAGATCTCATTGTCCGACGCAAAAAGGTTAATCGGGCCTTTTGGCGCTCCGACTTTCCCGGTCAGTGTGGCGGTTGCCAATGCAGACCAAGGAGACGCGATATTGCCGCCGCTAATGCACCTTACGCGCGCCTGGTATTCGCCAGCATAAATCCCCTCAATATCAACCTGCGTTGTCGCTGTGCGCGGCACGTTGTTCCAGTTTCCGCCATCCTTACGCCATTGCACCTCGTAAAGTTTTGCGTACTGCACGGCAGACCAGCCGATCACCATCGTCTCGACGCTCATACCCTGCACAATGCGTGAGAATGAACTAATCGACACGTTTTCCGGCGCTCCCATTGAATCCGGGTCAACAACCGACGTTGGGCGGTCGTCAGTGATTACTCCGTTGTCGATCGCGTCGTACTTGTTCGGGTTGTATTGGGTAGCTGTGATGGCGAAAGTAAATTCGTCGTCATCGCTCCCCTTCTCAATCCTAGTTACTACATACTGTTCCGCTACAAGCTGATCACTTTCGATCAGGAATACACTATCAGGCGCAACGTCAAAGTTATATCCAACGTTTAGCGTAATGGTTTTGCCGTCTGCCGAAACGCTGGCAATGGTTCGGCGTAATGGCTTGCCGTCGTCAGTGTTCAGAATCAGCGTATCGCCCGCCTTCGCGTCGCAGCGGAAAGCCAGGAAAACCTGAGTTCCAGTTACTTCCATAATGCGACCTGACAACACCAGGTTGAAGGCCGATTGCCAATGCGGATCTGCAACGTAAATCACATCGCCACATGACGGGATCATGCCTTCCAGGCCAGTAGAAAACGAAACGGTGGTTGCGCTTAGGTTCGTTTGCAGAATCCAGCGCCCACGGCGGTTTGCTTCTGTCCGTCTGGTGCAACCGATTGCCGTGATGCTTGTCGGGTTGTGACCGAACCGCATTGCAGCGTCAGCGTTGAATACTGGTTCAACGTCCTGTTCGTACTGGTTCTCTGCGTCGTCGAACATCACGTTGCACGACGTGTACATCGTTTTTTCGCTCGGAAAAGTTCGAACGAATACGCCATCAACGACGTTATCAGCAGTGAACAGGTAAACCGGATCGCGTGGCTTATCGACGATAATCGAAAGGCTTTCCCCGTTGTAGAACGTCATTCCACGGAAGGCGGAACAAACATCCCTGACCAACTGGAAGGCTTCGACCTGCGACTGCACAACCATATCCATCAGGTAACGCGGTTCCATCCCGCCGCGATTATCCGGCACAAGCTCATCACAGTATTGCGACACCTCATAGAGCGACCACTTGTCGACCGGGATCCCTAACTCGCGCTGGTCTAACCCATAACGCTGATTCATGATCAGGTCGTAAAGAACCCAAGCCGGGTTGTTGCTCCACGCCCATTTGAAAGTTCCGTCCCACGTTCCGGCATACGTCCTGTTAACAGGGTCATAGTTACTCGGAACCTGGACAATCTTCCACTTCTTCTTGAGCGAGATTGTCGGGATCTGGTTCTGGAACAGATCGCTATCAAACTCGACGTAAAGCATTGCCGTCAGCGGATAGCGGAATTTTGCATCGATCACCTCAGCGTAGGACTGAACCTGGAAGGCATCGACCACCTTCACCCCGTCAGCGTCCGGCGTAATTCGGCTTACGCGGATAAGAACCTGCGACGTGAAGTCTTGCGGCAAGTTGACGCGGATACTGCGATCGTAACCGCCAGTCGTGTTTTTACCGTCGATTTTGTCGGTCAAGTAGGTTTGATAGCTCGCACCGTCAACCGCCATTTCGATCTTGTACTCAACGACAGAACCGACCATATCGCCATTATCTTTTTGCGTCAGCACGCGGGGCCATAACAGGCGGAAGCGGATAGCAGAAAGATTCTTGTTCGATACCGTCAGCGTGTACGGCGTGTTAAAGGTAACGTCGCGTGCAACCTGGAATTCAGCGCTTGATTCACTGAATCCCTGGATGTAACTCTGCGTTTGCGTGCCGGGGCGAAATTCTGCAATAACTCCCTCATAGTTATAGCTCCCGTCTTCGTTCTGAACCGGAACGCCGCCGAAATGCAACTGCTTCAGGCTGAAGTCATCCACTACTTCACCGTCAGAAACGGCCAGCAATAACTTGATCTTGTCTTTCGAGATCAGGTTATCAGGCATTTCTACCGGGGTTCGCGGCTGGCTGGAACCGCCCTTGCGGGCCTTGATATTAGTCATCGTTTAGCCTCCTGTTAATAGTTTTGCAATTGTACACGACAAAAAGCCCGGAGGCTATGCCCCCAGGCTAAAAAGCGAATCGCTTAATTAGTTGTTGTCTTCGGCGTAAGATCCCGAACCGAACAGAGCGCCGCCAGCCAATCTGTAACCGTATGGCAACTGGATTGGATAACCCGCCGCCGTGGTGTTAATCGGCCCTCCGAAAGCATACGACGGTTTATTTTCTGGCGACTCGCTCGCTCGCATATTGCCGCCCATCTGCGGTGCAATCATCTGCATAACGCCACCCAAGACCATTGCGCCGCCAGCCATAAACGCAGCCGATGAAAACGCCCCCATTGCCGCCAGCGATGCACCTCCAGTGAAGAAGGCTGCAACCATAATCGCAGCGCCGATAACGATCTGCAACAATCCGCCGTTCTTTCTGGCCTTCGGGATGGGAATGATTCGGATCTCCTTCGCTACGGCGAACGTTGCAAAGTCATTCGTGCTGATTGGTTTTCCGTCCGCGACGATACCAAAGCGCATGTTAGAACCAACCTTGCTCTGCATGAAGGCTTTAAACCCTTCCACCTGGTAGGATAGCGCCCGGATGCATTCGCCGACTGAATCGACTGCGAGGTTATGGAAGACACCGAACCGACGCCCCAGGGAGCCGGAAAGTTTAATCGTCTTTGTATGTGATGCCATGTTTAAGATCCTTATGTCTGCAAATTAAAACCTTGTGCTGCTCATACCACCCGGAATAGATATCGCGGCGGGATAGCTTGCCGAAGGCGTGGTGAAGGATGTTATTGTTTCCAACGTAAATCCCAGCGTGGTTCCACTTGTCCGCCTGAAGCTGGAAGATGATCATATCGCCGACTTCGGGATCGCCAGTGTTTTCGATGAATCCATCTTCGCGCCAATAGTCGCGGTAAAGATCCTCTTTGTATTCCGGCTTCCACCATTCGAAAGGCAGGCGGCGATCCTTCAGCGTGACGCCGTGGCGCTTGTGAAAATCCATCACCAGGCCATAGCAATCATAAGCACCCAAAGCCCAGGGGCGACCAATCAGCGGCCTGCGCTTCGGTTCGATAATCCGCATATCACCTTCTGGAATCGACACGATAACCCACGACAAGCCAGATTCATCACAGAAGCATAAATCTGTGGCGCTCGGAACGGTGGTTGCCCCGTCGCCAGTGTGGGAGTGAACGAAGGCGATCGGCTCGCCTTCCAGTGACGCCAGCGCGTACTGTGTTTCGTCCGGCATTGATTCGTTCTCAGGATCCGGCGAAACGTTATCGAGTCGGTGATATTTCTGCACACGTGATTTCTGCGTTACCAGCCCTGCGCACTCATGCGGGTAAACTTCCTTCGCATGCTGCATGATCTGCATTTTGATTTTTGGAGTTAACATATTACCGTCCGCTTTTCAAGGTTGCAGTAGCGCAACCGCCAAAATCCAAAGCCTCATTGCCGAACCGTAATCGGCACGACGAAACAAGGCCACCGCAAACATCCTGGCTGGGATCATCAACCTTATTCCCGTATTTGTCAAAGTATCCGTTTTGCCCGTTGTAACTGCATCCCTTTCCGGTTTTGTACCAGCCGCGTTGCGCCCAATAACAAACGGTTTGAGTCAGGCGGGCCGGAATCATCAAGCCATCCATATCGAAGACGGACGTTAGTTCAAACGTAGCCTTCTGCGGGTCAACCTGTTTAGGTCTTTCGATATAGTAAATGAACCTACGAAAATCGCCCTCAGCGACGCTACCATCTTCTTTCAGCAAATCCTTGACCAAAACCCATACCGTAACTTTCGCTTGCATGAGGCCGTTGTAGGCGCGAATAAGAGCACTCGCTTGCGCATCAATATTGCTAACCGTCAGCGTTGGCTTTTCTACCGTGCCGTCACTTGACATTGCGATACCACCGATCCCGAACGGGCGCGGGCCGTATTGCTCACCGCGAAACGTGATCGCCTTCGGTGTCAGCGTTCCACCGTTAACCGCTGCCAAAAGTTCTTCGGTTGAGTAGGCGATATTCTCGTTGTGGAATCGATAGATCTGCCCGCCGAACTTCGTGGCGTCAATGTCAATCAGTGTTAAGATCTCGCCAGGGAACAGCTTTTGCAAGCAGTTCGCAAACTCTTTTGAAACGTTAGTTGTCATATAAATTTCCTCCTCTTATCGACTCCAGATCATAGGCCAAAAAAAAGCACCCGTAAAGGGCGCTTTGTGCTATCCGGCTGAAGAGAATCGTTCGGCAAACTCCGCCGTTACCTCATACACCCCGCCACCCATCGGCGCGAGATTAACAGAGTCTGCCGTTACGACGAATACACCCATTCTTCCATCTGGTGCCTTCCAGATAAATGGCTTCGTCACGTGATTCTGGCAAAAATCATAAACCGCCTCCCAATCCCTCCCGCCATAAACGATCGGAACCGTCCGGCGCTTTGTGTTGATGCCACTCGATGCAGTCTGGATATATCCATTGCCGAAACTAACCGCTCGAACGTTGTTGGAAACGGCGACTTTCGCCGCCCCTCCTTGAATTTGAGTACACCATGAAAAAGAATCCACTGTTAACCCCTCGTTTTCTCGTTTACGTATTTCGCAATTCGCCCGTTTTGGCTCAGTGCCTCCGTGAACATATCATTCACGATCTGCCTTACGCCCTGCTCTAAGCCCTTGCTATCCTGACCGGAACCCATCGTGATGTTCACGTCACCCATACTAAATACCATTGCTGCAGATGCCGCCACGTTTCCGCCGTTAGTAACGCCAGATCCTGACGAACCGTTAGAGCCTACCAGACCGCCGGAAGCATAGCCACGCATCAGCCTGTATAAATTTTCCGGCCCTAATCGGCTGGTCGCCTCTTTGGTAAAGACGAATTCGCCGCCATGCACAACGCCTTTTGGTTCGTACTTTCCACCGTTGCCAGTATAGCCGCCGTTGGCGAACCCTTTGCTGAACATGCTGGCGAAGCTGAACGTACCGCCACCGCCGAACGCAGCAGACATTGCATTGAACAGCGCCATTCTGATTAGCATGCTGGTAATGTCACTAATCACGCTTCTGGCGAAGTCGCTGAAGCTGGCCTTACCCGTCATGACGAAATCAGTTAGCACAGTAGCCATTCCGTTAAATGCGTTTTGGGTGATGCTCCCGATATTGGAGTACACGTCATTAACTTCGTTACCAATGTCAGCCCAGGCATGCGTGAATCCTGCTTTCCAGTCAAGCATCTGCGCATCCTGCTGCGCGTAAAACTGTTCGCTTGCTGCCTGCATCTGCTTAAATTGGGCGTCGTCAAGCGAGCCTCCATTATTCTTCCAGTCCGCCGCCATCTGCGCGTTTGCCCTGTAGCGCTCCTGCTGCTTACTCCCCATCCCAGCGGTATCCTGAAGCGCTTTCGTCTTCTCAGCCATCTGGTTCTGATACTTCACTGACTTGTCAAGCAAGGCGTTCAGGCGCTGCTGCCGGACAATCTGATCGCCCACGATCGCTTTCTGTTCCGCCATAGCGATGATACTTTGCTTATTGGCTAACATCTGCTTTTCGCTCTGCGTCAGCTTACGCTTGGCGCTCGCTTCTTCCAGCACCTGGAATTTTGCGACAGTGGTAAAGTAGTCTTTGCGCTGCTGGCTGATTTTGTCGTCAAGCCCTTTGTGCTGCTGCAATACTTTCAACTGCGCCTGCAATGACAGCAATTCGGACTGATACTGTTCATCGATCTTAACCCCGGCGTCTACCTGCTCCTTCCTGGCGTTTCGGTTCTTCAGGATATCCTTTTCTTCCTGATTTACCTTATCCTTTGTTGCACTGCTGTAGCCGCCGGACACGTTTTTGTTTTTGGCCGCGTCAATGTAACCCATTTCGCCTTTCGCGATCCTTGCCTGCTGCTCTGCAATGGTCTTCGCCAGTTCCGCTGATTTGGCTTTGGAATCCTTGATTAGCTGTTCTTGCTGTGCAAGAAAATCATTCCCAAAGTCACCCATACCAGGCACTTTCTGCAACTGCCGACCAGCATCAACGATGAATTGTGCGATCATGGCGTCGCCATCCGCAATCAGCTTCCTGATAACGTTGATGATAGATGAAACCGTATCAACAATAAGGTTTAGCGCGCCGACGGTGTGATCACCTACCCACTTCCAGGAGTCTGCGGCCCACTTTTTAATGTCAGTCCACATCGTTTCAAGCGGCGTTGCGCTGTCTGCGATATCCTTCAGGCGTTTATCCATCGTGTCAGCAAAGAGTTTCGTTGCCGCTTCCGCTGCTGCCGTCTCACCTTTGGTTTTTCGCAAAGATTCGATGTAGGTTAACTGCCCTTCCTTTAGGAAATTAAACTGATCATTCAGTTCGGCAAGCCCCTTAACCGGATCCTTTGCGATAGAGTCAAAGTAACCAGTAATGGCCTTTTCGCTCTCCCCGGTCTGCGCCGCCCATTCCGCCGTAGTCTTCGTGATCGCCTTAATCTGGTTGATGCTGTATTTTCCAGATTGAGCCAGTGACGTTGCGATCGCCTGAATGCTTCCGACAGTAGCCGATGATGTTTTATTGATTTCATCGGTTAGGGAGGTGATTTGCCCGGTAGTTGTTGCAGCATAGCCACCAGTCAGCACCAATGCATTCGCTAGATCTCGCTGTGACTTCCAGGAGTCGTACCCAGCTTTGGCGATAGCCGCAAGAGCAACACCCAAAGCAACCGCACCAACTGTTAGCGGGTTAATGTAGCTCAACAAAACTTTGAACGTGTTCCCGATGCCGCCGAAGCTATCCTTGATTTGCCCGCCTTGCTGAATAGCCACTAACCATACTGGCATCCCGGAAGCAAGAGACGTTACTACGTCAGTGATCTGCGCCGGAAGTTGGCGCATCGCCATTTTATATTGACCTGCTGAAATTCCAGCAAGCCCCATAGCATTCTGCTGTTTCTTTAACGCCTGCTCTTGCTGCTTCAGGGCGTTAATGAACGGTGCCGCTTCAGTTGAAACGCCTAATTGTGCCGCCTTCATTTCCAGCAGTTCGGCGCGAGTCTTGCCGATCGAGTCTGCTTGCTGTTTCAGGCTGGCGACAAAATCACGCCCGGCGTTAGTCGCCTTCTGTTTCGCCTCAGCCTCAGCGATTGCCGCGCGGCCTTCTTCGGTTAGCGCCAACTGCTGCTGCCTCAGCTTGTTGGTGGTCGACTCAATGACAGCACCCAGGCGGAAGAATTCCTTGTCCGGCACAAGGCCCAATTGCCAGGCCTTATCCAGTTCTTCCGAAGCCTTGCGCAAGTTAGCCATTTTCGCGATCGTGGGATCGATAGCACCCGCGATGTTGTTGAAATTGGTCTTGGCCTTTTCCGTGGTTTTCTTTTGGTTCTGCAACGCGCGGTTCATTTCCTCAGTCTGCGCCGTCGCGCGCTTCTCAGCGTCCGCCAGCGACTGAAGACCCGCCCCGGTTTGTTGGCTTTGGTTCTTCAGTTCGGCAAGTGATCGCACCGCTCTGTCAACCTGCGACACGTCAACGCCGAACGTCAAGCCAGCTACTTTATCAGCCATGTTAGCCCCCATATGAAAAAAGCGCCCGTAGGCGCTTATTGTGATTTTTTGTAGATCTGTTTGAGGTATTCACCCTCCAGGATCTGCAAGTCAAGCAATGCCGCTTCTCGATTGTCGATTTTATACAATTCAAAGAACATAGGCAATGTATTATAGTCCAGCCCCGTTGGGCCATTCATCCCAATGCGCCATTGCGTTTGCATGGCCTGGAATAGTTGCCAACTTTGGGCGGTCTGCTCATCGAAGAAAATTTCCTCTAAATCAGCCTCGTAATCCGATCGCCGTAAACCATACTCAGCAAGCTGGCGATCGGTTAACTCAGGCTGAAGCGTTAGATAAACAGCCCGCCTTAGACTTTTGCACGATGCCCGGCAAGCGCGGCCATGTACGTTTGAGGCAATGCCATGACAAAGGAAGGGTAATGCGAGCACAGCCAGGAAATGTTTTCATCCGTAAATTCTTCGTCCAGATCCCAGCCTTCGGCCATGAAGCGGATAAAATCCACGTTACCTTTCGGCGCTTTTTCTTCGCTTTCATAAAACTCCTTCATTTCATCGGTGGAGTGATGTTTTACCGTCATGTTGATGGTTGCATCCTTGCCATCGGGGCAAGTGAAAGTTACCGGAAGTTTGAAGGAAGGAAGTTCGCCGCCAATGCGAATTTTAAACTTAGCCATTTTGTAATCTCCTGATTGGTATGTATTGAATGCTATTATGCATAAAAAAAGGCGAGGCACAAGCCCCGCCAGTTAATTAAGCGACCACCGGAAGGAAGACGTGCGCACCCTTGAGTGCAACATCAAGCGTTACCGTCTCCATCTCGTTGACAGCCGTAGTCGGAATGTCATCGAATGATGCAGTACCAGACCAATAACGAACCTCGGACGCTCGCGGGACGTACATGTACATCGCTTTCGCCTCTTTGCTGGCGTCTGCTGCACGAAGCACCGGGTAGATTGCGTTATCGTACTCGTGCGCAAACGTGTAGTTAAGCGTCACCGCCGACTTATAGGTAGGCTCGGACTGTTCGCGCTCATCGCTCAGGCACTGGTAGTTATAATACTGCTGCTCGTTGCCGTCTTTACCCAAATCCTGAATACAAGGCAACTCGATCCAGTCAGTGACGACGCTCACGCTTCCGGTTGCAGCCGTGGGGTATTTGTTGGTGTCGGAGGTGTCGAACTCTTCCAGAGTTGCCACACCAGCCGATACCGACTTGACGCGAGCCACTTTATTTACAATGTCGCTCCAGGTGCAATCGGTAAAGATCACGATATCGTTAACGTCGAGCGCACCATCTGTCACCGTGATTTTGGGGTTTTTCACGTCGTTTGTCATTGCGGTAAACGGAATCTCCGCACCGCGAGCCTTCTCAAAGAAGACCTTAGCACCGTTTGGTAAATGCATGTTGAATACTCCTGTTTGAATGAAAGTTTTACTCCGCCATTATGCCTATATATTTCCGGACTGGCAAGAAATTATAAGCATCTCGAAGATCCGTTAGTTGGATGGATAACCGCTATCCTCCACCCTGTTGCATCTTACCGTGAACCGAACCGGGAAGAACCAACCAGTTTCATGCTTCTGCACACCGGAAACTTCCGCCCATTCGCTAACATAAACTTTATTAACAGAATCAATGATTTCACCTTCAGGGAAATATTTTGCAACGTTTTGCGCAATGAGCCTTGCGGAGTCGGTTCCGATCCCCGGCTTAAAGATAACGTCAATCTGAACCATCGCCAGATAGACCCTGCATTTCCTTGACAAGTCAACCGATCTTGAATCCACCTCGACGTAGGAGACTTTAAGGTAGGTTTCCCCGTCTTTCGGAGGGATAAAGTCAACGTTATCGCTTGCGACCTTTAACCCGTTATCGGCAGCGAATTTAGCCGCCGCTGCCTTGCATTTTAACGCCATTTCATAGTGCATTTTTCGCCCTCGCTCGCTTGATTGCTTCAGTTACATAAACGCCCAGCCTGATAGCAACAACGCCCATAACACCATTGGGAGCCTGTCTTGAATGGCCGTATTCCAGCGCGTTCGCATAGATTAGCATGTTACTGAACCAGATCGAAGTGATCCCGGCCCCTTTTGCGTATAGTGCAATGTTGGCGTTACCGTTCTGGATTGTCTTCTCGCCAGTTTGGTCGTATGCGTTAATCGCGTAAAGAGGGGCACGGTTAAAGGTGATTTGCCAGTTACCACGGAAGCGCCCTGTATCCACCGGAGAACGCATTACAAGGTCGCGGTGAATATCTTCACACGTAAACCTTACAACGTCCTCCAGCGCGTCACCAGCCGCCTTGCACCATGCATCAATTGCACCTGTGAATTCACGGATAGTGTAATTAGCCATAAGTCGCCACCCTGCGCAAAACTGGACGGTAAGCAACAACGGTTCCCGTTGGTTTCACCGGGCGGGAGTTAACCACGCGATAGCGTTCACCGTCGACGTCGATTTCGTCACCCTCCATGATTGGCACTTCGTGGGTAAAGAATCCGCGCTTATCGCCAGCGAGGATGGTTTCGCCGTTAATGTCACGGTCATTTACATCTCTGATCGCTCCTTTGACTTTCGTAACCACCTCGCCAGGAATGATATCTTCCCCGGTTTCCGGGTCTATTCCTCCGCCAGCGCCTTTCGTGTACTTATTGAACACTCCGTCTGCGTCGCTGAAAAACTTAATGCCAGCGCTTGCGCGTGCCTGGATTTGTTTATAGTTCATGTCTGCGGCCTCTTAATTTCTTTTCCGATCAGGTACTCACCAAGTGAGTTAATGCGAGCATTGTTTAACGATACGGATTCAATAAGATCCTGGATGTCGAAGCTATCTATCTTCCTTCGATGCATCGCGCAATGACCACTCACACTGGTAATTAACCCGAACCCACCACCTTTTTTCTTGAGCAATATTTCATACATTTTTCCCCACGGAGTTTGTCGTATTTCCTTCCCAGAACTGTCAGATGAAACGCGTTCGAACGTTTGCGAAAATTCACCAGTCAGGGAAAACGAGGAAACTCGCTGCGAATAACTTTCCACACTATCGCCTTCTTGCTTCATAGCACCGTCAAGAACCATTAGATGAAGAGTGTACAGAGCAAGCGCCTTGTAATACGAATCGCCAAAACGAGAAGGGCTTACGAATTCTGATGCCAGGTCAATCCATGCGGCGAGAACCTCAACTTCAACGGATTTCATTGGCGGAGCTAAACGCTGGATTTCAAGCAGGACGTAATCAATATCTTTTAGCATTTTCAATCTCCTGATATGAAAAAGGACGCCGTAGCGCCCTTGTTGTTTTTTTATTCGGCGCTCGTAGGCTGCACGATGTTTTTTGCTTTCGCTTTCACTGCTGCGATGTAGTCGCGAGTGCGGCGAATATCATCGTGGAATTCTACGCGGCCTTTGAAGATATCGTGGCGGAAGCGGTCAACTTGAGACTCTTCGATCTCGAAGGTTTCGCCCGGTAGCACTTTCTTGCCGTCGAACTTAATCAGGCAAGCGCCCACGTTTTCCATTGTTACCATATCCGGCTTCGCGGTTTCCGGCTGTGATGTTTCCGGCTTTTCGTTGATTTCCGGTTCGATGGTAGCAGTATCTTTTTTAGCCATTTTGTATCTCTCCTGTTTTGGTGAGGTTTGATTTAAACACAATGAAAGGTTTTTCGCAACAATAAAAAATGGCCCCGAAGGGCCATTCTAATTACACGCCAGAAAGAATGGCGATGGTCAGCGGACGATACACGATGAGGCCAGTGCATTTGGAGGTGCAAGGCACTTTGAAATGCAGATCTTTCGGCTGCATCGGCAGCATGTTGAAGCGTTCCGGGATCTCGATCGACATATTCATCGGATCTTTTTCGTATGCCAGCACGCCTTTAGTACCTGCGCCGTCGATATCTTCCAGTTCCGCAATCGCGGTGATGGTGACATTCGGGTAGTTCTCTTTGAACCACGCGAGGTAACTTTCCGTAACGTCCGGCATTTTCTGCGTCAGCAGTCGGCGCTTGGACGGCGGGATCACGATGTTGGTAACATGGTGACGACCCAGCGTTACATCTTCGATCGTATCAATCAGATCCTGCAACTCGCTGAATGCGATTTCCGGCGTAGTCCAGCTTGCGGAGGTCAGACGGTTAATGTTCGGCTGATCGAACACGCTAACGATGTTGTGCGGCGCGGAACCTTTGAACACCAGATCGTTAACCAGGGTTTCATGACCTTCGCGAGCAAGGGACGCTTTGCGGTCGCTTAGGCTGGAACCAAGCGCCTGACCAGCTTTGATCTCGTCGATGGAGATAAACCACGCGTTACCAAGGCGGAAGACTTTACCAGTTTTCTCGGACGCCATCGCTTCAACGGTCGGCAGGTCGTCGGTATAATCAGCGATGATTTTCGCAGAGGTCACGCCGTCGAATTCCAGCCATTCGAAGTTTTTCGTCACCGGACTCAGTTCGGTAGTAACCGGGAAAAGCTCCAGCACACCAGTTTGCGGGTAAGCCTGCTCGTACTGGCGATTTAAGAGTTGGGTAAGCTGATTAACAGTCCAGATGCCGTGCGCATCGAGTTTGTTAGCGTCGATGCCCATACCCTGCATTGCAACCTTGATTGCATTCTGCTCGAATGCATCTAATTTCATAGTCATTTGAAACTCCTGTTTGTGTGTTTTGACTTAACGAGATGAAGAATAGCACGAATTGCTAAACGGTCAAAGGTTTTTTTAACGTATGAAAAAGGGGCCGAAGCCCCTATTTTTTACGCCCCACCAGTAGCGGTAGCGGCTGGCGCGGTTGCGTCCTGCGTTAACTGGATTTTCACCAGGACTACGCCATCTTTGTTTTTGAACCACTCGCCAGTGTGAGTGTACCCGGTTTTAATTAGGCCAGCATCGCCTTTTGCCACGGTGCCATCAGCGCCGAAAGTTACCAGCGACTTAAACGCGCAATCTGCTGCGGTTACGGTAGATGCAGCGCGACACCACACGCGGCCATGCGTCATAACGTTTACGGCGGAAAACTTGTCGTATTTGAATTCCGGCGATTGGTAATGGGAATGAGTGGTTACGCCCACCAGAACAGCATCAGCAGTTTTAGCGGTATCGACCACTTTATGACCATCAACAACGCCACCGGACAACGCGACCAGAACACCAGTTAAAATGTCATTTGCAGCGGCACATGTGCCGTCGATGTTGTACAGCGAAGTATCAGCGATCTGGCCCGGAATGCAAATATCGCGCTTGCGGGTATAGGTTGCAGGAATTGCCATGATTAAATCTCCTTGATTTGGATTTTGTAGCGGCCCGAAGGCCGCAAGGTATTAGTTACGGAATTTGGCTTGCGGGTCGATGATGTTAGAACCATCGAGTTTCGGCGTGCCTTTCTTGTCTTCCTGCTCACCATCTTCTTTTTTTGCGAAGACTTTAGAGCGATTGTTTGCCATCTTATCAGAATTGGAGATAAAGTCAAAAGAAGCGTCGATATACGAATCTTCTTTATCTGACAAGTCGCGGCCATCCGCTTCTTTGATGTAAGCAACTTTCATCGCTTTAACGTCCAGGCCGTCGCACTTGATGCCAGCTGCGGAGACGATCGCGACAACTTTCTGCTTCGCGTCTTCGTCGGCTTTGATTTTGGCAACGCGTGCCGCCACTTCATCTTCAATGCCATCAACTTTGGTTTGAAGTGCGTCGCGCTCTGCGGTGATGCTCGTTACCTGACTGGTTGCGGTTGCGATCTGTGCGTCCAGTTTAGCAATATGCGCGCCTACGTTATCGGCTACTTCGACGTCTACGCCGTCAATTTTGATAATCATCGTTTTAGCTCCTTTGTGGTTTGAGTCGTCATCATAGGGAAATTCTTGCTCACTATCAAGATTTAATTTCGCAATTCCTGCACGCCCGCGAAAAACAAGCGCCACATGGTTAACGCGAATCTTCGTTTGCACGGCATCAAAGCGAACCCAATCAGAGACGGAATCGTTTTTCAGTTCTTCGAAGTTTTCCGGTAGGTCTTCATCGAAGTAGTATTCACCCGTCGAGTTATTGCCCCAGCCTTTTTTGTCGATATCGATCGAGGTGTACCCAACGGACAATTCAGCCGCTACGCGCTGTTTCGCCTGCTCGATCGACTCCCCGTCGTAAATCATCACCGGAACCAGAACCCCGATCCCGTCCTCTTTGCCAGCGCCGGAACAGGATCCGACTACCAGCCCTTTCGCGTTTTTGGCGTTGACCATCTTGTGACCCAAAGTAATTGGCTTACCCTGGTATGACGCCAGCGATTCAGCGTCGAACACCTCGGAGCGCGGGCGAAACTCAACGCGCGGGCCGTTCGGGGTCTGGTAGGTCTGTGCGCCGATACGCGCAACGATCGGGGTATCGACCAGAAAGCCGTTTTCATCAAAGCGGGCCTTCACCTTTACCGTGTCGAATCTTTGAACTCTTTTCATTGTAATTCCTCTACGTTATTAAAATCGGGAACCGCCCAGCAACGGCAACCGTACTCCTCGCCGGGGAAAATGCCGTCACCGTTTACGCGGCGTCGCTTACCTTCTAGTTTGATGTGGCTTTCGCGTTCGCGGTCATCCATCATGCCGAACCAAAAGTAATGCGATACTTTAGCATCTTTTAGTCGCTGCATCATCAACATACTGTTAAAACTTCCGATAATGCCGCTCGCCCGGTTGCGCGACCAACTGCCATAAATGGCGTATCGGCCCTCGATGATTTCATCGATCTGTTCGCGAGTCTTGCCGATGTTGTTGGCGGTTCGAACTTTCGTTGTCCAGTCAGCTCTGTGTAGGTAAGATTTTCTCCGGGTATATGTATTTTGCTTTGCGATTTCGGCCCAATTTTCCTGTGAATATTTACCTATAGGAATCTTACCATCTTAGATAGAGAGAGTAATAATAATAATATAGTTAGATATCATATACTTATATATATTCTATGCTGCGATATTGGTTAAAAAATGAGCGAAATTTACGTAAGA